GTACATCAGAGTCGTTGATTACATACTTTTGTTCATATAATAATGCACGTAAGAACTGATCATACATCTTTGTATTCTCCTCATTACCAGGAAGTTCTTCTACCTTACCACCTTTTCTAACAACATTACCTACACGGTTAGTGTTAAGATGTTTCTTAAATGATTCAATAGTCTTAACTAACTTAAGTTGCTCTTCAATCTCAGACATGTACTTATACTTGTTCACTTGCTGAACGTATAAGATCATGTTCTTAAATAAGTCTTCACTCACATCAGAGTAGTCATTTGTACCATCTTCTTGTTTAGTAAAGTCTGTAGTGTAGTATTTAGGAATGCTATTCTCTAATTCACCAGTCACTTCATTGATCTGACCATAACCTGCATCATCAGTTCTAATCTGTAAGCTATTGTAGAAGTTGCTCATTACAGATAGCTTGTTATCCCAAACTAACTGCTCAGCCATACTCTTTCTAATGAATGGTAAGAAGTTCTTAGATACCATGTTGTTGATGTATCCTAAGTCTTTAGCCTTCTCATTCACTTTACCAATGTAGTTATAAAGCTCAAGTAATTCTGGATCAGCTTGAATCTCCTCATATTCTTTAGAATACCATTTATCTAATGGATGTCTTTTGATTACGTAGTTATTCCAACCATTGAAATCTTTATGATCAATATCCCATAGACGTTTAGCTTCTTCAGAATATCTACGTTTTTGATCCTCAACTTCTTCATCACTACCAGCGTATGAGTTTCTTTCAATGTTTCTAAGTTGTCTTTCTAATATTGCTTCAGCTTCTTTCTTGTAAGCTTCTACATCAATGTTTTCATTTAACCAAGCTCTATCTCCACCAGCTGCAGCTTTCTCATCAACTTGCTCATAGAAGTCTGAGTTGAATTTTTTTACAAGCTTGTTAACTAACTTACCTGAGTCATCCTTTTGGTAAATCTTCTGCACAAGCTTTCTTAAATCACCACCTCTATCAGCTAACTTCTTTCTAATAGCCATAAGTTCTTCCACCTCAGATAGAGATTCTTGAGATGCTTTACCTTGTGCATTTCTAGTTAGCTTGTATAACACTTGTAGGGCACGTAACGGTAATTCAGAAATACCTCTAAAGTTAGAGGCAAGCCCTTTAACGACTGCCTCTGCTTTAGTCAAACCTGTAACCAAATTTCTTTCACCAATATGTTTATCAGCAAACTTCTCAGAAGCTTCTGTAATACTCTTAATTGATTTTCTAATTAACTTAGATTCATTCTCTAAGTTAAATAAGATTTCCTTTCTAGCTTTGATGTTCTCTTTCTCTGCTTCAGATGTAGCAGCAGATTCCATCTCTGCATTCCAGATTAGGTCACCAATATCATCACTAATTGTAGAGAACACCTCAGAGAATCTGATGTAGTTGTTCATATCTGCAGCAAAGTCAGATAAGTCAGCATCAGTAGAATCATCAGAAGACGCAGGTCTATCTTTGTAGATAGCTTCATAGTCATTCATGATTCTATCACCATCCTTTCTCATAACCTCAATTACATCAATTAAAGGTTGTAAGTTGTTGGTTCCCTGTACAATACGTACAGCTTTCTTCAACTGATTAAGTCTTTCTATCTTGAATTGACGCTCTTCCTCATTAGTAACTTGTTCTTTACTATACTGACGGTATAACGCATTCAGATTATTTAACACCTTATCTAAAGCAGCAAATCCAGTGGACTCTGTTTCTTCAGATACAGGGATAAGTTTTAAGTCTGTAACAGGATCAATCTGGCTTTTATCTACAGAACCAATTGCAATACCTTTTAGGTCATAGCCTAACTTAGGATCTTGTTTGTTCTTAAGTTGGAAGTCCATAGCAATAGGGATAGCACGTAACATTCCAAACTCTTTGATACCATAGTTAGTACGTAACATCTCTTTGTATGTACCAATCTGAATATTAAAAGCTCCTTGCTTAAACCAAGCAACATCATTACCGTTGATGTACATAAACTTCCAGTCTAGGATGTTTGCCTTACCAGAAGGCTCAACAGCCAAGAAGTCAATTGTACCAGCCTCTTTATTTTTCTTATCATAAATCACCACCTCAGAATAGATGTTAGTTCCTTCTGGGAATGAATTGATAAGATCAACATAATACTTCTCCAACTTGTCATACATATCCATTGAAGGCAAGTTGATTTCTGTAGGTCTAGCTAAAGGCACATCTCTCTTAGTTCCATCTGGATAGTAATATCTTTCATGGATTTCTTGGAAATCATTATGACCAGCAATACCATAGTCTCTCTTTAGATTATTAAAAGCTTGCTCTTGAGGACTGAATACCTTTGTACCAAACTTTTCTTTATACCAAGCTTTTACTCTGTTAGTAACCCTCTTAAGAACAGGTGTCCATTTACCAGTTTCATCTTGAACTTGATATCCATTATTAGCTTCTTCAGAGTCTAACAACAATGGATCTGTTTCCTTACTATCAAGAGTAACCTTCTTAACCTCATTCTTAGTTTGAAACAATTTGTCTTTTACAGCCAATTGCTCTTCAGTAGCGTCTACAGGAATGTTTCCATCATACTTATCCCAAAGGTAGTATGCTGCATCCTCTCCTTTATCTTCTACTAATTTCTTCCAAGAATCAAGACTTGTATTTGGGCAACTTGCCATATTATCCTAGTTTACAGATTGTTTGTAAAATTTTATTTATATCTCTTTGTGAGTATCCTAGTTCGCTAAGATACTTACCATCTATAGCAGTCAATTCATGATAGTTACCATCTTTCAATTTAACCTTTCCAGAAGGAATTTCCATATTAGCACTTTCCTTGATTGTCTCTTCTAATGCCTGACCTAATTGTTCTGCATCATCTTCAATTAACGTAGCATCTTCATCAATCAATTCATCTTGAATCTTTGGTGATGTGCTAACAATTGCAGACGGTTCAGCTGAGAAGTATTGTGTGATTGCATCATCCTCCACTTCATTTGCTTCTAAGAAACCATTGTCAATTACTGACTTCTGAGCAAACGCATAAAATTCATTTGCACTGAAATAATTTTCACCAACTCTTCTAGAATCTCCCCAAGCATTAATCATTTTATAGACATATGTTGGAGTGCCATATTTATTTAAGAATGATAGAGGAGTTGTACCGTCATATACCTTTTGGAATAAACCTTTCTTGATATATGAGAAGTCACCTTCCTTAATCATGTCATATTTCTTCTTACCCTGAGGTACTTGTTCCCAAGAATAAACCACAACATCAGCTTGAGCTTCTCTAGATAAAGAGGACATCTTAAGCAATCTTGGAATCTCTCCAGCAGCAATAGCTTCTGTAGCAGCTTTATTACCAGTGAAGTTTGCATTGTTTTGGTAATATACATCTCCACTTGCTGTAGTAATCCTTTTAGCCTTTCTTGATGGGACAATATCTGAATCATTCCAGTTATTTCTTTGGAATACCTTCAATGTATTGAAGTCCGCTAAGTTAGGCATATTTTCTAAATTAGACAAAGTCTTGTTGTAGATTTCTTTGAAATCTTCATATGGCAATAACGAAGTAAATGATATTGGAGAGTTAGACAATCCAGATTGTAACACAGCAAGTCTTACAAGCTTATCATATAATGTACTACCATTGTCTTCTAAGTATCGTTTCAATTCATTAAACCCATAGATGATTTGATTCTGATCAAATACCTTGTTGCTCTTATTGTTGATCTTAGCATTGTTAACACCTTTTTCAGCACCATTAATAATTGGATCTAACAACTTGATTATCTGATTGTTACGTAAAGGATGATTAGGTGTGTTCTTAACTTCTGTGATAAACTTAGATAATTCACCTGCAGCATTGTCTTTAGACAATAATAAGTTGGTGATTTGATTGTTATATTTCTTATCAATCTGTACAGCCCAGTCAAATAAATCAGACACAGCCTTTTGACTCACTCTGATGAAATCAGAATCAGGCATATCTACGTAATCTCTTAATACGTTCTCAATTACATTTCTTACATTAGGAGCATCAGACTTAAGAACTTTTGCATAAGCATTTCTAATATTACCAATCTTCTCAGCTAATTTACCTAAGAAAGAGTTCTTCAATACGCTATCTACACCAGAGATAACTTTACCTTCTTCGTCCAAAGATGAGAAGATTGTATTCTGAGCTTTCTTCAATTGCTCCATCTTCTTGAACACTAAGTATGGATCATTGAATGTAGCTGTATCAAAGTTTGTACCTTGAGAGAATGTAAACATTTGACTAGCCATCTTAGCATACTTCAAGAATTCATCTAACATGAATTGTTGCTCTGCTTTCTGGTCTCTGTTTAAATCTCTACCAATAGCTCCTACAGTTTTACGTAATTGTGTTTTGCTAGGAATAGTTTTGATTTTAGAGAAATCATAGTTTCTTCCTACGCTATATTTATTAAGAGCTTTTATTTCTTTCACAAAGTCATCAATGAATAACCAACTGTATCCTGAGTTCTCAACCTTAGCCAAGTAATCACGAATGATTGGTTGGTTCATAAAGTAGGCAACTGTATCAATAGGTACACCAATGCTTGATAAGAACATCCATGTAGAAGTTACATTTGGTGTAGCACCTAATTCCATGATCCATGGACCCTTAGAGATATCAACATAACCATCAATAAACTGAGCGTTGATATCAGATATAGCTTGTCCTTCTGGGAACTCTTCACTTCTTTCAGCATTATTAACCATGGAGATAGTAGCATAATCTCTGCCACCTACATTAATTTTATTGTATTCTTCAAATGTAATAGCCCCATCTTTTAACCAAACTTCATCTTCTTTTGTGATTTTAGCTGGGTCAACATATACAAGTTGACGTTGGTTTAATGAGTGGTTTGTTTGGTTTCTAGCAGCAATACCAATTGCGTACTTACCAGATACAAACGCTTGTCTTAATCTAGACATGTACTCTCTATCCAACATGTTGTCTAAAGAAGAAGAGTCAAGTGACTGCATTCCTAATTTCTTAGTAATCTCTTTAGCTAATCCTTTTAATTGATCTGCAGAGTTAGGCTTAACTAACGCTTTAAAGTTCTCAGAACTAGATATTAAGTTTTGTAGAGATTGGATATAAGCATTCTCAAGAGACATTTTATATCCACCTTTAAGGTTTAGTTGCTCATTAAACTTAGCTTTACCTTCTTCTCCCATACCTACGTAAGGAACAAGTCTCACATTACCATCAGCATCTTCATATACGTTCTTTAAGTATACAGACAACTTATCAATATCAAAGTCAGAACCTGCCTTCTTAACTAATGCTGAAGGAATAACCACGTTATCTCCAAACTCTTCAGGTAAGAATTGTTTGATTACAAAGCTATCAATAGAGTTTTGCTTTTGAGTAGGGATACGGAAACCAACACCAGATAAGATCTTTTGACCTTCTTCTGTATTATTCAAGTAGTCAAGTAGGTCCTTGTCACTCATTGGACTATAGAACCATCTACCTAACATGATTTCACACACACGCTTACCGTCCTTATCTGTATAAAAATCTAATACATCAGACTCGTAAGCTTGTTTACCGTTAACATCAGTTGCTTTACCTCTAACTTCTTCTAATAATGTAGAAGGGATTTGTACCTTCATACCACCAGAAATCTTAGGGCTAATAACCTCTCTATCAGCAATAGAGTAAAGAATGCTTCTGATTTGCTGATACGCAGGAGTAGCTTCTATAGTAGTGTGACCTTCCAAGAATCCAGCTAATGCGTCAGCAATGTTGTCATTAACTTCTCTCTTAAGAATCTCCTTACGTAAGATTTCTCCCACCTTAGCTGTATTGTCAATGCTAAATGTATTATCAGCATTTTCAACAATACCCATTTGTTTAAGTAGATTTTGATAACCTTCTTCCATCATTGCTCCTAGCAATGCTTGGTTATTTTTAATCTCTTTATATAATTTAGATTTAGCTAACTTTTGATCTTCTGTTAACTTAAACCACTTTTCATATCTAGTATTAATATTACCACCTTTCTCAAAGTCAATAGGTACACCAGCTTCCATAAAGTCCATAGTAGCTAACTTAGTGATTTGAGAACCTCTAGTTACAAGTTCTACATCTTTAGATGGAACTTCTGATTGTACAGATATGATGCCAAATGGAATATTAACTATACCTGTTGCATCATAAGAAGCATCATTAAATGATCCATCCTCATTGTACAACTTATGTTGAGTTTGTGCACCAACCTTTCTACCAGACTTAAATACACTGTAGTCAATATTCTCAGCTTGCATCTTATTATAATGCTCTACAGCATTAGAGTTATCTCTATTACCAGCCTGATTAATCTCTTGTAGAATACGGAATGATAATGGATACAATGCAAATTTATCTAGTACAACATCATTGTAAGACTGACCATTTCCTTTATTACCAGAAACAATAGGCTTGATAGATGTATATGTACTCTTTACATTAGGGTTAAGTCCTTTCAAGATTGTCTTCTCTGCTTCAGACATAGGCAATCCTTTGAATCTCTTCTCCCAAGCTATATCATATTTGTACTGCTCTTCATTCTCATCTGTCCAATCATTAGCACGGATTCTGAAGTTACGGTATGATTTAAACATGATGATACCAGAACCATCTGATTCTTCATAAGGCTCAGTACTGTAATCAGCAAGTTTGTTTGTGCTAAGTACGTCAGACATAGTGATAGTTCTGAAGAAGTCTTGATTCATATCAGTGTAACCAATATCTCCTCTTTCATAACCTGCGTTCCAAACTCTATCTAATACATCATTCATATTAGCTGAGTTAGAAATAATAGCCTGACGTGGAGATAAGAAGTTCTTGATACGCTTTAACTCATCAGAATATTGATATGGATCAGAGAACAATAACTTATGTAACTCAATGTTGTTAACCATAAAGTTAACTGACAATGCTGTTAACTCTCTATTTAAGTTTTGTTCTGATATAGTTCCTCCTTGAGCAAACTGTAAGTTTGTTACTTCCCAGGTCTGACGTCCCATTCCAGGAGTGATTACACCATACTTTTCAAGGTTAGTTTTGAATCCTTCAGTCTTCTTATTGATAAATGCTAATACAGCCTTATCAATAACCTCTTTATTATTTTCATAGATAACTTCAGGAGCTCCTTCTAATTCAATCAACTTATTGTGTAAGCTGTCTCCTAAGATAGGTTTGAAGAAACGTAAATCTTTGCTATTCTTTGTAGGACGATTCTCTCTAGCTAGGTTCATTTCAGATGTGAAATAACCTTTAAAGATATCAAATATAGCATCGTTCCCAGAAAGTAATTGATCAGCAGTAATAGCATTCTTCATATAAGTTTGCCATTCTAATGAAGCATCACCTGGAACTAATGTATAATAATAACCAGCTAAGTTCATATTGATCTCTTGGATCAAACGCTCTTTATATGTTAATTTAGCAGAAGATTTCTTCTTACCATTTGTAGCATTTTGTGTACCATCAGCCCATGATGTTTTCATTAACTCCTCAGAGCCTTGAATTCTATCACCAGTTTCTACATCAAACATCATGTTTAATATAGTAGAGTTCTGAGCAAAGGAGTCTGTAAGCAAGTATGCATACGGAGTGTTTGCTAACTCTTTCTTATTAGAAACCTGAGAAAGTGTATCAAATAAGTTACTAGCAGCATTTGTACCAAGGAACGTTTGAGTCATCTCACCATTCACATTGTAGAATGTACTATCAAACTCTGGGTTTGCAAGTTTAACTTTCAACTCAGCTAGTGTCATCAATCTACCTTTGATAGACAATGTCTTACCAGAGAAGGTAGTGATTCGTTTAGCATCTACAAAACTCTTCTTAATACCTTTAACAGCATCTTGGAATCTTGTTTTATCATCTCCATCTAAGTTCTCGTAATCATCTTTAGTGAAGCTAATACCTAATGAACCTAAGAATCTTCTTTGAGTTTCTGGAGTGTTGATATCTACATCTTCAATAGCAGCTACACCATTAACATCTCTTACAGGAACAAAAGCATTCTCTTTCTTATCAAATGTAAAGTACTTAGGAGTTGTTTTGATGCTATTAATAATGGCACTTGTATACGTTGCACTTAATTGTCTAGTTGCTGTACCAAAGTTAGAGTCTCCAACTTGAGCCTCGCCATTCTCTAATATAAACAAGTTCTTAACTTCTGGATTCTGTTTCTTAAGTAATTTCCACAATGCAGAGATTAATCTTTCCTCATGTGTATTCTTAATAGTAGAGAAGTCAAAGTTGTTATCAGCAAACTTACTCTTAGTGATACGCTCATACAACGTACGATAGTTTTCGTCATTCTTAGCTATGTCATAGATTCTGCTAATCATCTCATCAACATTACGTGCATTGTGAGTTTTGTTTAACAAAGTCATGTACACCTCACTAACAGGTAATAATCTTACACCGTTAATAGATGAGTAATCCAACTTACCATCTCTTACAATAGGTATAGTGGATAATAAAATCTTAGTAGCAGCAGCAGCTTTCTTAAAGCTATCAATCTTGCTACTATCTATATAGTCAGAACCTTTTGATCTGTCTTGATCAGCAAATGCTGTTTCTTCATTCTCATCAAACTGAATAGAGTAAGCCTTAAGGTATTCCTCATGTTTTGCTACAATATCATCCAAGTTTTCAGTGATATCTTTCCACAAAGCAACAGACTTCTCAATGATAGGATTAGCTTGTTCTTGTGTGAACTTACCATCTCTAACTAATTGCTCAGCACTCTTTCTAGATTTAAGAGCTGTCTTTTGCAAGTTGTCTTTAAGTTTTTCATATAGAGCTGATTTCTTAATCTTCTCAATATTGAATAAACCTTCATCACTCTTAACTATATCACCCAATGTGATATAAGTCATTTGTTGCATAATGTCATGAACAGTTTGTCCAGACATTTTTAGACGTGCAACAGCACCTGGCCCAGCAATAGCTGAGTCAATATCTATAATACCTTTGCTAGCATAAGACAAACTAGATGTAATAGGAGAGTATTGTTTGAAATCTCCTTTCTTAATTTGCTTGAATAATTCATTTGTAGTTAATGCAGCCTTCTTACCTGTGAACAATGACTTAACAAAGTTTACAAAGTCAGCAAACATCTTAACAATAAACGGTCTACCATCTTTTGGTTTAGCTGGTAGCTTACCATTTTGAATGTAGTCAATTAACTCTTCAGCTAATTGTTCCTCTATTTGTATATCTGTAGCATCAGAGTATTTAAGCTCCTGACCAGTAGCTCTATCTGTAAAGCTTCCTGCTCTAGATCTAAATTCATCTCTGATGCTATTGCGTTCCTCTGGGCTTGTAAACATTCTGTAAACACCATGGAACACCTCATGATATACCGTACCAGTTTCTGCACCTTCATATACATAGATAGCACCATCTTTGAACATACCAAACATCTCTTGTCCAGCAGCATTTCTAATGATGTTCTTAACTCTATATACAGGAAGATTAGGGAATTTATCTTTTAAGAACTTCTCTACTTTAGGCCAGTTCTCTTTTTCAAATGATTCTTCTTGATTTTGTAATTTAGTACGGAAAGGAGCATCGTCCTCAGTTTCATTCATTTGTCTTCTCATCAACTCCTCATCACTCTCAGAGATCTTGTTCTCTTCAATAATAGGAGCTACAGCCTTAGCCTCCTCTTTAACTGCAGCTTGCTCGTTTCTAATCTTCTGAGCAATAGATGCAGCAATCTTACCAGCTTCCACTTTAGCAAAAGCAGCAGCGTTATCTGCAGCCATCTTAATAGACTCTGGATTAGTTGGGTCAGTTGTAACAAATTCAATCTCATCTAAATTATTGAAGTTAGGGATAAAGTGAACTGTACCAAAAGTAGGATTACTGATTGTAGTTAACTTACCATCTTCAATAGCATTAGCAACATCAGCTTTAGGAGAACCTGGAGTTAATGTTTTAGGAGCTTTTACCTTTGGAAGAGGAGTAGCATATCTGTCAGCCATATCTGTAGCTACAAAGTATACACCTTGTCTGTTAACTTCATCTTCATTAGATACAGCTTTGATGTTAGTAGTCAAAGGAATATCTTCACTGTTTCTTCCTTCAGAAGATAACAAGTATGATTGATAGTTCTTCCATTGTTTAGATTCTATCTTACCATCTTTTACACCAAGGATTTGTTCGTAAGGCAATGTCCAGTTTTCAACACTGTTAGTTTTTAATTCACTAGATACAGATGCTGATCTAACATTATGATACATGTTCTGTAGGTTAGCAATGATTTCTGTCCTAGCAGCTTCTATACCAGCTTGTGTGAATGTGTATGTTTTACCTTCATTACCCATGTGTAACTTACCTTTCTCAAACCACACACTATTTACACCAGGAGCATTGTAAGGTTTACCCCAATATACAGTACTTCTCAACCAGTTAACTAATCTCTTAGCATTGTCTGATTGTAAATTAAATTCACTGTTTGCAATCTTTGCAAGTTCTAATACTGCATCGTAAATTACAGCAGCCTGCTTCTCGCTATGTTTGTTGTTCTGTAACATAACATAACCGTTAGCAGCTTTTAAGAATATCTTACCTAATGGATTTGTATAAGAAGTAGAACCTCTTGTAATTGCACCATCAGTTGTAGGAACATATAATACAGCCTTTGTATTTAAATCAGAAGGCTTAATTAAATCAGCACTTGTTACAGCAGTTTTGCTGTTAGCTACAGTTTCAGCTTTACCAAAAGAAGCTTCTATCGTATGAGGAATTAAGCTAGTCTCAGATAGAGTTTCGTTAACCCATGCTGTATACTTAGCAATAATATCTTCTTTTACCTCTTCTGGAGTACCTTCTCTGAACATACTCTTTCCACCATACTTCTCACTCACCTTGAACTTAGGATCAGGCATCACTTGATACACAGCATCTTCTACTGTAGGTTTAGCAAGTGGTTTACCGTCTTTACCAATAACAGTTAGTTTATCCCCTATTTGTTCCACCATTACAAATGCAATAGTCTTAGCAGGATCTACATCACTGTCACCTTTTAAATAAACCATTAATCCAGATAAACCTAATTGAGCCTCATTAGCTTGTGTAACATATACACCACGGATGTTCTTTCTGTTAGGGAAGCTGTTTAACTTAACTCCAAAGAAGTTAGAGTTTCTGTATCCAGGGATTTGTTGAGATGCAACAGTTGCTCTAGGAAGAACATCTGTTGGTTTAGTTGCACTAGGAGCAGTAGCTTGTTCTGTACCTCCCACTTCACTACCTATATCTAAAGTATCATTTAACTCTTTAGCAAGTTTATTGTCTTTAGCAATCTTTTCAGCTTGCTTCATGAATGCTTCAGACTCAGTTTTAAACGCTGCCTCAATTTCATCAATCAATTCAGGATTATCCTGCTCATTGATATGTTGTAATAATGTTTTTTCAGCATCTTCTCCAGCAGGCATTGTATCAGCTACATCTTTATACTTAGGTTGACTAACAACTCTAGTAATTACATTATCCAATAAGTTAGCCAATTCATCAGATGTATTATCTACGTCACTAACTTTATAAGCTTTAAATTGCTCAGGAGTCAAGAAGCTAGTTCTTCCGTTAGGAAGTTTCACCTCATACTCTCCACCAAGAGTTTGTGCTTGAACTGTTATCTTAGGGGCTAATACTAAACCATTACCATCTCTGATATAAGATTGGTCTAAAGAATACTCTTGACCTACGGTCAATTCTTTCTTCTTAGTCTTACCATCTTCAACTTGTTGTACTTCAACTGGAGCTTCTTCTTCATCAGCCAATTGTGTTCTAACCTGATACTTTTCAGGGTTAGCTTTAATATCATCATATTGATCAATGAATAACTTTCTACGTAAAGAAAGTTCAATAGTATCAGTTAATGCTAACTTAAGGTCATCCTTCACTTCAGAAGTTACATCCATGTTATTGATTTGCTCAATAGCAGCTTCTGTTGCTTCTTTGTTAGGTTTCTTGTTTGTAATAATATCTGTTAATATAGTAGTGGTATCAATACCAGCTTCTGCTAATGGAGCATTCACTTGAGGGATACGTGTATCATAGTTCATGATTTTAGCACCAGCGTATACCATCTTATCAAGTACTTGAGTGGAATACTTTCTGTTACCTTTATCATCAATCTCACCAGAGTATCTTAAATCAAGAGACTTGTATAACTCTTCTACTTGTCCAGCTACCTTCTCAAAGTTATTAAGTCTTTGTAAGTAGGTTTCAACAGTATCGTTAATGTTAGCAAGTCCTTGTTCTTTAAGTTGACTTAATCCACCTTCTGTCATGCCATCTCTTTTCAACTCTTTGATGTCATCAGAAATCATATCAAATCTACCATACTTGATACGTGGGGCTAAGTAGTTATGTAATAAATCTGCTTCAAGATCTTTAGCTTCTAATCTATCACCTTGAAGAATAGCGGCTTGTTGTTGCTGTTGCAACATTACACCTCTATTAATGCCATCCATTCTATCTTGGAAGGCTTGTTTAAATGATGGTGTGCTATTAAGTGTATTAACAAATGCTTGGGTATTTTCAGCAACAGCTCTGTTTTGAGCAATGTTACCACGAATCTGCATCATTCCTCCAGTGATACCACCAAGTAAAAGGCTTTCCATACCTTCTTTAGAATTCAAGACACCTACACCTTTACCTTCTTTGTTGGTACCATTTAAACCATATAAGAATCCATCTACCCAAACATTAGCATTGTTTGTTTGGAATGCTTTGTTATAGTAGTTCTGAACACCAACTTGTAAGCCAGTTTGTAAACCTTCTTGCAATGCCTCTTTAGGATCAAATGCATATCTAGCTACACCTTTAGCTTTGTCATAAATTTTAGCAAACTTAGTTGCAGCTTCTTCAGCTACATATTTACCATCTCTTAATACAACATTATCAATTTGTCCCATTAAGCTATTAGCAGCCTGCTTACTAGCAGAATAAGAAGATCCTAATATCTTAGGAAGTTGTACATATTCTGTAGCACTCAAGATAGCCATGTTACCAAAGAATGAAGTTTTACCTACAGTCTCAGCTTCTTTGTTAATTTGATCTAAGTCTTCACCAGTAGGCTCAACACCATTAGCTTCTACATACTGAGCAATTGCATTCTTTCTATATTCTCTACTTGTTTGTAATGCTTCAAAAGATGCTTCACCTGCAGAAGAATATGCAGCAATAGCTGTTCTTCTACCAATGTCATTAATCTTAAATAATGTATTTGTTTGAGATGCAATCTCAGCTAACTCAGAAGACTGAGCAGCAATATCTGCAACAGATGCAATACCTTTCTCCAATACAGCAGCAGCCTCAATGTTTTTACCAACACTGAAAGCTCTTGACATATTCTTTAATAAAGGAGTGAAAGTTTTAAATGACTGAGAAGCTTCAGCTCCTACAGCATATGCATCAGCTAATGCACCAAGAGCACGTCCTGCTTTTAAAATACCAGCATTAGCAATATTACCACTAATCATTGCACCTACAGCATACCCACTGTTCTTTACCAACTTATCAAATAAGAAGTTTGGTCTGAACCAGTTGTCTGTAGAATACCAGTTAGCTGTTGTTTCTTTTGTACTATAATAGTTAGGTAGATACTCTTGGTCTACTTTATTGTTCCAATCATCTAATCCTCTTAAAATACTGTTATCCCAAATGTCAGCAAGTCTTCCAGAGAAGGTTGCTTCTAATGCACCTTCTAACATACCAAAGCCACCAATAGTTGTAGTGGCAGCTAAGTTTAATCCTTTCAAGATACCATTGGCAGCTTGAGTTCCCCAAGATTGAGCATTAGCTTTTTGATTCTCAATATCTGTAATGTCAGGACTGAATATAGCATAACGTCTATTGTCATATAGTTCCTGACTAGTAACTGTAGGAGCCATATCATTTACAATAGGACCTTTACCAAAGAAACTATCTACAGCACTTTGGCCACTACCCAAACTTTGCTGATACCCAAATCTTCCAGTAGAAGCTGGGTTATCCAAATTAGGAAGCGTTGAACTTTCGTTCTTTAGAATAGGTTTGAGGTTTTGATCAAAATCTGGCATAGTTATTTTCTGTAGATTTGAGAAAAATCATATTTAGGATAAGACTCTTTTAACAGTTTTAATAGTGTGTCATCTGTTAAATTACTTAATTGTTGTTTACCTTGATCATATCCAAGTCTTTGAGATCTGTTTTTTCCAGAGATTTCAAATGTTTGATATGAACCATCGTTCTTCATTAAGTGAATCTTTGGTACAAATTGTCCTTTGTACTTAGCATCTTCATCTAACTGAGCTGTTACTTGGAAGCTATGGATATTAGGGAAGTCACCAAACTGAGTCTGCATAGGTGCAGATTGAGGTTTTCCATTAACATTATTACTACCTCTACCAGCTCTAATTCTTAATGCATCTTGTTTATTAGTATTTACATATTGAGCTCCAAATGTTTTGATAGCTTGATCTTGAGTCATGTTTAACACTTGATCATTTTTCATATCAGTAAGGTCTCTAATGATTGCTTGATATCCATCAGCAGTTTGACGAAGTAACACTTTAGTATTCTTTAAGTTGTCACCTGTAAGTCTCTTTGCAGCTGTTTCAGTACTGTAGTTCTCATCAGCAGCAATTTCTTTAGCATCAGCAGCTCCAATAAATGCAACTAAGTTATTAGCAATGTTTGTTGGTACCATATGGTCCTTACCAAAACCTATACCTGTAATTGTTGGAACTAATTCAGCAACTCTAGAACCTAGCTTTTGTCTGAATAGATCATCTGTTTTCTTTGCAATATCTTTTTCCACACTACCATACTTAGTATAATAACTATGTGCTTTTTCAATCAACTTTGCAAACTCAGGATTTGATCCATATCCTGACTTTTTAAATTCTACTTGACGTCCATTAATATTTAATCTATATTCACCAAGAGGAGCTTTATCAATACTGTATGTAATAGTACCATTTCTAACACCATCCATAAATGATTTCTCATCTAAAGCTATTGGTAAACCATCGTATGTTCTAGAGGATACTCTCTTACGTGGATCAAAGTTAGCTTGTATATAAGCTTCTCCTTGTGCTCTCTTAGCAGCAAGACCATGATCTTTTAAAACCTCAGCAGTTGCTTCAGCTCTTGTAGACTCTTTTAAGTTCTTTAAATCATTGAAATATTGTTGTTGCTTTAAGATGTCTTGGATAGTTCCAATTGCTGTAGCAGGAACATTAGCTTTATTACCATTCTTAGCATAGTCAGCAACCATACCATTAACTTGAGCATCTGTAAAACCTTGGTTCATCAAAGATTGCTTATCTCCTATGATAGTCTTTGCAACATTAGACATGTGACCATCTAATCTCTCAGGAGACTTTAATGTATTATCAGTTGCATTACCTTCTTCTACAGGAATACCTGGAGTACCAAAAGCAGCTTGCATATCAAGTTCTAATTGTTTTTCATCAACTATCACCTTTCTTTCTTGTAAAGCAAGACTTTTTTCTCCTTGAATTCTTTGTCTATTTTCAGATGCCCACTTAAGATCCATTTCTTTAATCCAGTTTTCCTGAGTCTTGAATGGATTTGTTTGGTAGCTATAGTCTTCATTTCTCCACTTGAAACCATTACCAAACTGTTGGAAGAAACCTTGTGTATACAATGCTTCCTTCACCTTATTTGGGTTGGTTCTAACCATCTCTAAGTTAGCTTTAGCTTGTGCATCTAATGTGCCAGGTTGACCATCAACACCTAATCTAGTTTCGTAATACTTAATTCTCTTCTCAAGTTGTGAAGTTAACACTGGATCTTGTACTTGAGTGGTTAATTGCTCTTTTAAGTTGGCAAGCTCAATTGCATCATTCTTTTTAGTTTCAGCTAAGTCAGTGTTGATGATAAAATTTAATTTATCTTCAGACACATCTCTAAACTTAGATCTACCATCAATAGCTAATTGGTTATAAGCTTCTGCAGATAACCCAGCTCTCAAGGCTGTTTCAATCTGACCTTCTGTAACACCTTCAATTTTATTACGTTTCATTGCATCCCCAATAGCTTTACTATTAATCTTACCATCTTGTATTAAAAATGGAATATCAATAGATCTTAGTTCAGGATGCAAGTTCTTTATAATCTCCAAAGCTTCTTTACTAACATCTCTATATTGAGAATAGCTAGCTTGTAGCTTTGCTCCAGGTGTTTTACTCTCTATCCAAGGTTTAGCTTGTGCATAGAAATCTTCTATATTGTTTGCACCTGCTTTACCATCAGTTTGGTCTTTTTCAATTCTAGATAGAATCTTTCTAAACTGTGCTGTTTGAGCAAGAGCGTTTTGGACATTAGGGTCTTTAACAATTTGAGTTGCCATACCCCCTACAGAGTTAACTAATTGCTGATTAGAGAAATCTCCAGCAGCAACCATTTTAAGATTATCTCCTAGACCATCAAGCTTAGACTGTAAGTATGCTTTATCTCCTTCATTGTATACATCCATTCCAGCTATGTTATCCATATAGGACTGGATCTTTTGCACACCAGCGTCATACTGAGCCTGTTTGTACATGCCCACTTTCACCATTGCGTCTGTAGGCAATTGTGCTATATAAGGATTAAATTTTGATATTTGGTCTGTAAATGAAGCCATGATATAAGAATTAGCAAATGTAATTTAAATTATTATAAATACCAAGAGTTTTAACTGTTTTGATTAACTTGGTATAACTGAATTGATTAGATGTTTTTAAGAGCTTTTACAATAGCACCGTTTCTTTTTTCTTCCTTTCCTTCATTCTTAAACTTCTTTTCATAAGCATTAGTAATTGCCTTTGCTTTTTCATATTCAGACATGTTACCTAATGAGTTGGCACCTACCGTAGGATTGTTAAAGAAGTAAGGATTGTTTGCATTGTAAACAGTACCTGCCTCATTGAATCTGTATCCATATAAGTTCTCCATAACATTCAAGTTTCTGTTCTCAAGCTTGTTCTGTGCAATCTTGCTAGCAATAGAACCAAGAGCTTCAATAGCTTGTTCTTTAGTCTTAGACTTAGCTGTTGCTTGTCTAACTTGTTGAGTATCAAGGATTCCTATGTTCTTTAATACAGCATCATTAATTGCCGCTCTATTAGCTTGATAAACTTGAGCTTTATTAGCTTGGTTGATTCTCATTTGCTCACCCAACACTTTGTTCTTAAGATCAGCAGCTTGACTCATAATGTAAGCTTGAGAAGCAGGGTCATTACCAGCAGCTCTAATAGCAGCTCTAGATTGAGAGTCAATAGCATTTACTTGATCTTGTAATGAAATGTCATAAGGATTATCCAACATTGGCTGATATGTTTGAGCATATACAGGCTCTTGTTGGTTACTACCTAATGCATACATCTCACCCATAAGTTGATTTGGATCTAATGTAGACTTAGTGTGAGGTCTGAAATAATCACCTAATCCAGAAGCCAATGTTAAAGCAGCTGTATTCCAATCAAACTTACCTTTACCTTTTTTACCTTTAGGTCCTTTGATATCACCTGGCATATCTTCAATGCTAGGAGGATGATCAACAGTTTTTCTCTTTGCAGAAACTGTAACATCTGGTAATGAGTTACCTGTATAACCTGGGCTATATGGAACAATGTTATTGTTAGTAGCATTATTTGGATTTAAGAAAGGAGCTTTTTTAAGGAAGTCTAATACTCCAGAAGCAGGTGCAGGGGCATAAGGGATAGTAACATTATTGTTAACTCCACCCTTACTAAAATTAGAATATGCATTATATAGAGCACTATTTTGTTTAGCACTTCCTACATAGTCTTTAGCTTTCTTAACGATTCCTAAACTTTCTGCAAGAGCAGCTCTTGATGACTTATCTGTCTTTTGGTTATTCTTTGCTAGTAAATCTACAATAGATCCACTCTGAGCTTTTGACAACTTCTTACCATCTCTACCAATTAATGGGTCTTTGATAGGCTTGATTTGTCCTTTGGATAAACCATCACTCTCTACACCAAACTCATTGGCTGTATCAAGGATTGCATTCTGTACCATTGCAGCTGCTTGCTTCTTACCAGCAATATCTTTTAATTTCATATTAGCTCCTAATAGGTTAGCACGGCTAGCATTCATTGCTAATTGATCAAATGGATTGTCACTATCAATGCTATTAACCGTTTTAATTGATTTGTCTATAATTCTATTTTGTTTAGCCTCCACCTTGCTAAGATCTGCAATGTAGTGTTTAAACTTCTTACCTTTAGCTTTGTCATCACCAATCTCTTTAACACCATAGTCAGGAATCATCATGTTACCAAATACTACCAAGTTTCCATCTGGAGAACCACCATCTGCTAATTTAACAGCTGGTTCACCACCTTCTACCTCTACACCATTCTCACCATAGCTAATTGGCATACCACCATTGTCATGAGAAGGACCTCTGAACATTACAGTTTCACCACCTTCTGGTAAGTATGGATTATAAGACATTGTTTCAGCTTTGCCACGGTGAACTTTTAAATCACCACCCATAGCAAATTGTTCTCTTCCTGTGTACATAGCCTCTGCACTAGGAGGAGTGTATTCTTTTAAATGACCACCAGCACGTAACATATCTGCATCATGAGGAGGCTGCAATAAGTCTTTTAACTTATGTTCACCAAATGTAGCAATCACCTGTGGCTGCCAATCATTACTTACCCATCCACCATCTTCCATATTGCTAGAATATGTAGAATGTATATTCTGAGCACCTTGTGCCCAAGCAGCTCTTTCTGTATTCTTCTTTGTTGTATCTTGGAAACCTGCAAGCTTATTAGCATCATCAGCACCACCTAATAGGTTACCAGCAACACCACCTAAGAATCCACCAATAGTACTACCTAATGGACCAAATGCACTACCAATTGCAGAACCTACACCTTTACCAATAGATGCTTGACCTGAATCTTGAAAGTAATCACCAAACTCAGCTGTAGGTAAGTTACCACCGTAAGCATATTGTTTAACATCACCATTGCTTAATGGTGTATATCCAAGGTTTGAATATATATCTAAAGGGCTATTATATGAATTCTGAATTTCTGTTTTATTACCTCCAACAGTTGTACCATTCTGAGCAAGGTAGTTTGTACCTCCACCTTGAGGATTACCTAACTGTCCTGGTTGTACCAACGTATCTTCTGGTCTTACGTATCTATTTTTTTGTAATTGAGGTTGTGACTCAGCAGCCTGTGCAGTAAGTCCTGATATCTGAGCAGATTGATCTGCTTTCTTAATAGCTGCTTTTTGTTCTTTGATTTGACCAATACCTTGTAAGATTTGAGGAGCAGCATTTAAAACTCCTAAACCTGCAGCTTTGCCAGCAGCACCTAATCCTTCAGATGTACCTAAAGTTTTTAATCCTCCAACAAGACCCTTACCTTTAAACATATTTTGACTAGCATCCATGATACCTTTAGACGTACCTTTTCCACCAAACATGTCAGCAAGTCCACTACCAAGACCACCTTGTTTTTGAAAACCTGTTCCAATAACATTACCTAGTTTTGTAAAATCAAAACCATTCTGAGCCATTGGTAAACTATAACCATATTCACCTGTATCACCTTCAGTAAAATGAGTAGCAACTTCAGATAACATATTTCCAAAACCACCATCATCTTGTTTAGCAGGAGCAGCATTAGCAGCAAGAGCTTGTGTGTCTTGTTGTTTCTGATACTGTTCTTTAGTAATACCCATGTTGTTAGCAGAAGCACCTGCCATTAGATCATTGAATGCCATAGGTTTAGCATTAGGAGCTGAACTACCACCTCCAATCATTGTACCTACTTGTGCTTTTGGTTCGCCACTAAAATCAGTTAACTGATCTAATTGTTCAGCCACCATAGCTTTTCCCATAGCAGCTTTCTTGAATGCTTTACCATGAGCCTTCATAAATGCTTCTTCTGTAGGATACTTCTTGTAGAATTCCTTTTCAGATTTAACTTTAGCGATCTTTAAGAGTTGATCTTTCATATTAATCTATTGTATGATTTATTTATATTTATTTAACCAGCCACCGTTTTCTTGTTGTCTAATGTGACCAGCAGCTCTTCTTTCAGAAAGATGTTCTAGAATGTCTCTTAATTGATCTCTGTTAAGTTCATTTAAACGAATTCTATCTCTATGCCCTGTAATTGTTTCCATAACATCTCTATCAGGAATAATTCCATGATCTTGAACTTGATTACGAATGATATAAGCCATATCAGTTCTATCTTGATTAGCTCTACGTGCCTCCTGTTCTCTATGTCTTTCTAATAACTGTTTACTATTTGTACGTTCTACTGATTGGATTTCGTTATCTCTTATATCTCTAAGATAATTTTCTTCAAACAGTCTATCTTCTCCTTCTAACTCTTGATCTAAATTATTTAAATTACGTTCATAGTCAGCATGTATACTATTTATTCTTTCTTTCTTTAATTTGTTAGCAGCTTTTATATCACTAGGATTAAATTTAGAAAGTGCTTCTAATCCACTCTCTTCATTGAATGCCTTTAAACCTTTTTTACCAGCCTCTTTTAACATTCCTGTCACCCTAGCATTTGGATTCTTAATAGATATAGCTGTAGGAGTTTCATAGAATCCTGGAAAAAATCTATCACCTGTAACATTAGACATTGGGAAATTTAAACCTGTAGCACTATTTAATCTTTCAATAGGTCTATCCATCTCAGGTTTATAGTTTTTAACAAACTGATCATAGCTATCTGGTTCTTCCTGTCTAGCATATCTTAACATTTTCATGACAGGATTGTTATCTTCCTCGTATGCAAGCTTTTCTCTAACTAGTCTATTTCTTTCTTCAGGAGCAGCATTTTTAATCCTATTCTCCCAATCTAATTGATTGTTCTTAAACTCTAATAGCTCATTACTATATTTTTGTTTTATCTCAGCAGGAATAGCATCTTCAACACGTTTACCTCTCCAACCAAAGAAGTTAGTAGGTTGCATTTCTCCAGTTCTTACAGGAGTTAAAGTTTTTGCTTCTCTTGTTGCATTTGTAAAATACAAAGGAGTAGAGTTTATACTCATGTTTAAATCTCCCAACATTGCTCCTGCTGGAGCATTTGCTTTCTCTGCTGCAATTTTAGCAGCAACTTCTTCAGGAGTCATTTTAAAATATGCATGATGCATCATGTCTCCAGGTAGTTCTTTAGCAGTTGTACCTGAATATATTGCATTTCTTAATCTCTTACCTAAAGATGGAATATCTGATGTAGCATTAAATGTTTTCACTCCTTGTTTAACCAATGGAGAAAGTTCTTCACCAATTGCTGTAGCACCTCCAGCTACTCCATGTACAAAAGGAACAGCTTGTAACAAATCTCCACCAAGTCTTACTCCTGTTGCTAACGAAGGATCTTTTATAAATTCATATCCTGCACTAGGAACATCCCCCACTGCATTTATATAACTCATTGGGTTAACTATATTCACAGCATGTTCAAGAGGGTTTAACGCACCCCTATCAAAATGCTCAGGTAATCCTCTTCCAGCAATAGCATATTGAGCTGCTGTTACAGGATTACTAAGAACTGCCATAGCTTTAGACATAAAAGATCTAGGTGCTTCAGCAGCACTAATCTCTCCTCTATTAGCCAAATACTTATTAAGTCTATCTTGTTCTTCAATTTGTGCAACTTCTTTCTGACTTAAATTCTTAGAAGTTGATTTAGTAGTACCAGATTTAACTCCTGTAGTAATACTTGTTTTAGGATTACTCTCAGTTAATGTAGCAGCAGGTAATCCTCCTCCTTTTTGATATTTATCTGCCCAACCACCTTTTGGATATTCTGTTACCTTAGTTCCTTCAAATTTATAATCCTTACCAGGTTGCATTAGTTTAGTATCTCCTGTATCAGATATACCAAGTACAGGATAGTCTACACCTTTCATTGTAATTTGGTTAGAACCTATTTCTGTTATCTCACCTGGATGAGCCCATTGACCCATGTCATCTTTAATTACAGAACCATTCTTGCTTATAGTTTTAGGTTTGAAGTCTAATCCATTTTGATAGAATTCCATCTCATGACCATTCTGTGCACTAGCTTTAGTCTTCTTAGTATACTTACCATTAGCAGGAGCAGATCCAGCTGTACGTGCGTACATGAAGCCTACAGCACCTGGCATACTTCCACCCATTTGTTTTTTCTTAAGAACACCTGTTCCTTTCTTATATCCATTATCTGCATACCATGCAGCTTGTTCATCAGTAGGAAACTTTATAAATTGTCCTGTTTTATTAGCATAGTTCCAAGCAGCATTTTTATCATTCTGATTCAAATACTGGAGCTTTCCGTTAGGCATTTGTACTACTGTAGGATAAGCTTTACCATCTCCTGATTCCATAAAATGAGTAGATGTACCACGTTGTCCAGGTATTTGTATAGAACCTGCACTCTGATCAAAATATCTTTGTACAAAGTTTAAGTCACCTTTTCTAGCATTATGAATACTATCTACCCAAGCTGTTCTATCTGTATTCCACAAACTACCACCATCTTGAAACTGTCCACCCCATGCAGGAGAATAGTTTCTACCTGTTGTATCATAACCAGCTCCTACAAAACCAGGGCCCACTGATGCTTGTACATCATTGACATTAGCTTTTAAGTCATAGTTATCTTTGGTCTTTTTCTTTAAAACCAAACCCCCTTGTTCGTATTTGTCTAACCACTTAGCCATTATTTGTAAGAGATTTGAGATGGTGTAATGATGAATTGAGATACCAAATGAGCTTCTGATGTGTTATCAAGAATATGTCTAACCTTCAACTCTTTTGCTCTTAGTGGCTCTTTCTTATATGATCTTTTTCCATAATCCATATTAGCTTGATTTACCACTTTATCTATTGATAATGACTCACAGCTCACCTCAAACAAAGGTACGGATTTATTTCTAACCAAACTCCAGAAAGTATTATACTGATAGAAATTATCTGACTTAGTGTACATGATAGTTTTACTCTCAGTACCATAGATAGGATATTGTAAATATGCTTTTAGGTTATTGATTGGTTTTGGTACCAATTCTAATATACCTGTAGATTGTTGACCATTGTACAACACGGCTTTATTAAACCAATGATTGTCTGTTTCAATCTGAGCGTTATCATTAAACACACCATCTGGAATAGGTAAATACTTATATGCCTTAGTGTAATCTTTTACATTCTGAAGGATTTCATCATATGACTGATATGAGAAAGGATACTCAATAATATAAGGTTCTATATTACCATAATAGAAATTATAGATCATTGTATTAGTAAGATGTCTCCACAATGATGCAGTGTTAATTGGAGTGTATGTCACAGCTGCTATTTCTTCAATAGTCATTTGTGTAATAGCCATCTCTATTACAGTGTGACATTTACCTGTAGATTCTAAAACAATCATTTCTACAGAATCAGAAACAGTCACTGAATATCCATCAATGAGATTACTCTTAGATATGTTTGTACCTAAGACTGTTCCCAAGTCATCGTAGACATTGAAAGGTCCTGTTCTGTTTCCAGCTCCTGTTAATTTTATAATTACCGTTTTAGACATCTATATTAAATTTATAATATTCTATTGTATTAAGAAACATAAACTGCTGTACCATCCAATGTACAATCCAAAGGAACTGCTGTAGTAGTACTACTTGTAGTTGGAGTAGGAATTTCTTGAATAGCTATTGCATGTAAGTCACATCCTTCATTCAATCCACTATAGAAGAAGTTATTCTCAGCTATGTAGAAGTTAGGAATGTAGCTATGGAAACTCACCCAGCTTTGAGTGTTTACACTATATGATAAAGTCCAAGACTTATTGCAGAAATATTCTCTATCTGTTAAATCAACAACCTTTCTTAATGTAAGCTGACCATAAGCTTTGTTTATATAATACTCACCAGTTGTAGCATCATATTGAATAACACCAACATATTGTGGTTGAGGAATATAGTCAAGTTTAGAAATAATAATTCTATCATACTTACTATCATATACACCATGTAAACCACAAGCATTGAAGTGATTATCTGTATCAGCATTAGGATAGTAACGTAAGATTTCAAATGCTAAATGGTCTGTAAAAAACTTGTTAAGTCCTGAACCAAATGCAGATAAATCTTGTATTTGACCACCTATTCCACCAATAAGAAACACTTGTCCTCTCTTAGCATCAATTGTTATTTGACCGTTAGGAATCTTTAATAAGAACTTATTCTGACTTCCTACATATCCAAGATCTGTTTCTGCAAAGTCAATTGGAGGAGCAGATCTAAATAATGAAGGATTGCCTAAATAAGCAGCTTGAGGATTACTTGTGTTCATTGTTAACAATGTATTGTATAACAATGACTTATTCTCAAAGCGAGCAAGGATAGCTTTGTTCTGAATACCATCAAGAGATACTAAGTTACCATAGTTTTGAGGGAAATCAAAATATGATATAGGAGCATAGTTTAACCAGCTATTTACTCTAACACTTGGATTATCAGCTTGTGCCTCAGAATAGATTGCTCTGAATGGGAAGTTGGTATAACATTGATTATCATCCCAATCTACAGGTAGATGTGAGAAGTAATTCTCTTTGTTTTGCTTTGAGTAAGTTACATTATAAGTGTAAGTGTTATCAAACTGAATAGGAACAACAGATTGTTGTAACCAGTTATCAGGGATACCTGAGCTCACGTGTGGGTAGAAGTCACCTTCTAAGTTATTAAATGCCTGACGTAAGTCCACATTTATAGAACTCTCCACATAGTAATAAGGAATACCATAAGCAAATAAATACATCTTACCATCATATGAGTAAGTTGAATCACTCATTGTTGTACTTCCTGGAGCAGGTGTAGTAGATGTAGTGGTAGTTGTATTTTGAAGAGCTGTGTAATCATTAGGACAATCAAAGTAGTGAGCTTTAACTGATATAATGTTTTTCATCAAAGTTGGACCAGCCATGTAATTGCTTAATATTGATCTAGAAGAATACCAGTATTGTGGGTATGCCACATTACCTAATTCATCATAGAATATATCACTATCATCAGGAGCACCCACTCTATTATCAATAAAGAATGGAAGCTTAGTCTTATATGCAAATCTACCAATGAATGTATCTCCACCAAATACAGTTTCAACTCCTGCTACATCTGTCAGCTTTTTCTGGAAACCTGTATCAATTGTATTGTAAGAATACATCTGTCCCCATTGGTTGATGTTTATATTTTTTATAGATCCATAGTAAGAAACCACTTTAATTGGTTCTTGCATTTCTGGAGCACCGCAGTTATTCTTTTGTGAGATTGTGAATCTTGAATCATCAGTAATTAAACTGTTTCCAGCAACTACTAATGATGGAGTTTTTTCAGCAAACGGTAATGCACTTATAGTATCTGGTGTTTTTAAATAAACAGAAGATTCTCTTTGATAGTTATTTACATTATGAATATCTCCTACTGATTGTACACCAGGGATAAGGTATTGATACAAAGAAAGTTCTCTTTGTTTAACACCTAATCCATTATCAATATTTGCATTATAATCATATTGAGCAACAGAGTTAAATGAATAAGCAAAGTTTCTCTTACTGATACCATTAATGTATATTTGTAGATATGCTTGGTATGCAGTAAACATTGCTGTTGCATCTAGTGTACCTGTAATCTTAGCAATATTATAACTAGAGTTAAGAGCATCTACTTGAGCTTGCTTACTAACAAGTTTGTATAATGCGTGCTTTTTAACTTGTACAAAGTGTGCTTTACCTCCTCCAAATACAGCACTTTCTAGTTTAAGAATATTACCTAGATAAGGTTGTCCAAAGGAAGTTTCTGGTGAGTTAAAAACCATTCTATATTTAGAACTGTCACCAAATCCATTTAAGTTAACTGGATAGCAATTTGTATTTTTATTATTAGTTGCCTCTAGTATTGTATATTTATTAGATCCACTCACGTACGCAGGTACGGTTGTAGAGCTTACTGTAAGGGGTGTATTTGGTGTAACAGTTGTATTAACACTTACTAATGAAACTGGATCAGTGTATGTAAATGCTGTAGATGAACCATATGCAGTTAATGTATAAGCAATTGCAGTGACATTTGTAAATGTAGCAGCTCCTTTGATTACAAGAGGAACTGTAACAGAACATATAGTAGTCATGCTCAAAGGCATATCAATAGCAACCACCTCACCTGAATAACAGTCAGTATATTGTAATGTACCAGCAGTGGTAACAACTACCTTAAATGTTTGACACTGAGAGTTATATGCATTGTTCTGTGCAAGTAAGAATGGGTCAGTCTTAATGTCATTATAAGGGTAGTTAGGATAATAGTAGTCAGTACCTTCTCTATTGTATGTACCAACGTTTCTTAACATACCTTTTGCTACAATAGACTTATTAGTAGATCTATCACCTCTAACAATCTTATATGCAACTATATCAGCTTTTTGTTCAGCTGTTAAATTAGAATTATTAATCAACGATGCTACCTGTTGTGTACTTATTTTAACACCAATAGGATATAAAGCATTAGCTGTTTGTAACTCTGGATTAGAATAGTTTGGAGTTTGTGATTCAAATATAGGGCTAACTAATACATCTGGAAACTTGTGATGTCTAATAGGTGTACCAGCAAGACTTCCCCAAACAAGTGTGTTACAAGGATATTCTTCTCCAGATTCCCAATACGCAAACTCACCATATTGATAAGGTGTAGCGTTTCCAATATTAGGTCCTACAGCAGTTCCTATTACAGATGCTGTGTTGTATATTTTCCAATAAGGAGCAGATGTACCTTCACCAATGTAGTCATCATTGCTGGACTTATTTACTGTAACTAAGTCATCAGCTGTAGCTTCTCTACCAGGAATGTGGAAACCATCTGTCTGTTTACCGTTCTTTAATAAGAATACAATCTCAAAGGCATACACCTCATCTCTAAGGTATCCTCTTAAGTTTGTAGCATTCAACTCATCTGCATAGTTCTCTCCAGCAGGAATCTTATATGTTTGCCATTGAAGATCAATCTTATTAGCAATTTGCTGATAGTTAATCTTATCAATAGATGTAAGCTGGTCCCATACAAGAACATCTTGTACAGCAGTTAAGTCTTGTGCAATATCGTAGTATGGAAACTTCTCAAATATATCAGCAGTTGATAAACTAATTGCTGTTTGATTTTGTCCTGTGTAAGTTATTTGTTTTGTAGCACTGTCAATAAAATATGTACCAACTAATTGTACAGATGTAATATCATTGATAGTCTTAATAACAGCTAAGTTATAATACTCAAAGTATCCTGTTAGATCAATATTGCTTATATCAATTACAATAGACTTACCTACAACATAATCAAAATTAGTTGTGGTAAGTTGAGGATTAGCAATAGGAGTGGGATTTGTTACAGAGTAATAAGATGTGTAAGCATCTCCTTGAGCACTACAGTATTGAATAGCAAACTGATACGTACCAGCTTTTAATTCTCCACCATTAATAATACTATTAATAGTTAAGTTTGGAATGCTGAAGTTAGGCTGTATCTTTAATTTATTACAGTCAAGTACTGGTATAACTACAGGATCACAGATAACATCATCTGTAAAAGTTGTAATATAAGGAATGTTTTCAAGGTCTAAATATCTTCTAGGATTAAGACCATCTGTCCAATATATCTCTGTAGTACAGTTTGAAATCTTATGTACTACTTTTTGGATAGGGTTATTAATGTTAAAATTTAAACATGCTCCTTCTACATAAGTGTGATAGACACAATCATTATTATTCATGTATCCAATCTGAGAAGCTCCTGTTTCAGGATTTGTCAAAAAGAATATATGTTGATTCTTTTCTTGGATGAAATGAGTTCCAATAAGATGAAAGTTCTCAGGAAAGTTTAGACATAATTCATTACCTGGTTCATTCTGGTAGTTTACAGCAGTAGCATCAAAGTTCTCAATAGAAGCATTTAAAGCATAAGTAAGCTTACCTTTCTCAACCTGGTTTACAGATGAATCCATATTTAATCCAGTTCTACCTAGATTAAACTCCTGTCTGATATTTCCTTGTTCTTGATCTGCCATGATTATTAATTATTTCTTCTCCAGCCGTATCTATAACTTCTGTTTGGTAATTCGTACATATTGAACCTGTTAAGGTCATTCTTAATCCTTCTCTGCTTTTCCCAAGGAGTTTGTTTTTTGATTTCAATATCTGCCATGATAAATGCTTCATCAGCTAACTGCTTGTAGTAAGCAAGTTTCTGTTGTATCTGCTGGAAAGTTTCATCATTGATTTGGTTAGATAGTGTTTCAAATACTTTGTACTTGATAAACGCTTCTATAAATTCTCTAACACGGTAGTTATCAGGGATTAACTGATTACCAATAGCATCATACTCTGTAGCATAAAATAGCAAGTGCACAATACCATTTCTAAAGTTAGTAACAAACTTATTGTCTCTGATATCAAAGCTATCATAGCTAGCTGAACCAGGAGTAAATTCATGTACTGTTGGAGGTGGAGAATAAAACTCCCAAGCATTACTATATTCAACCTCACAGTTCTGTCTAGCAGAAATGTTACCTGGTCTTAATAAGTATTCATGTCTATAAGATCTAGCTACCTGCTGATTGGTTTTGTATACAGCTTGTATAATCTCAGGCATACAACTAGGGCATCCTGTTGTACATTGAGGATTAGTACAAGGTAAACCACCACTTGTAACAGGGGCTACTTGTATTGTTGTTTGTGATGCAGCTTGAGAATAGAATGAGTTAGCTGATTGGTATGGATATCCAGGAACCTCAGTACACATCCAAGCTTCTCTTGCAGCATAGAAGTTATCAGGAAGTCTGCATTCAAAGTCTTGAATCTCCAGAATCTCTTCACTAATAACCAAAGTGGTCCTACCTAACTTTCTAAGACACTTGTCTAAGTAAGTAGGGAAAAGCAAATCATCCACAGCTCCTGTGTCAAAATAGCTTTTTAACTCCTCTTTGACAGTTGAGTAAACTGGCTCAGGAGATACAAATCTGTATTTGTAATAGTATGACATAATTTATTTTTTCCACTCACGATAGATATGTTGATACGTATCGTTTGTTTTTATATAATGTGAGAGTAATCTTGATGTAACTCTAGAAGGTTTGAAATACCACAAGTCTACATTTCTTAGCCTGGCAGTTTCTTTGAACCATATCCAACCAAAAAAATAACCTTCTGTGTGGTAATTAAAATTGTATATAATTTTCCCTCTTTCTTTAGACTTCTTCCAGTCTACTGGTAAGTTAACGTATTCCTTACCATTGATATCTTTTACCTTCTTTCTTTTCTTCTTATTGATAGAGAACTCACCAAACCCAAAAGGGAGCTTAGCTTTCTCACCAGTTTCTAATATGTAACTTTTAAAGTTCTCATTATACTGATATATAATGTTTCTCCACTCATCAAATGTAATTTTAATTGTGGGATGTTTCTTGCAAAAGTTATTGTAGTTTTCTTTACTGGAGCTTCTCCAATCAATCTTTGTCCTCATTACTGCGTTGGTTGTGCATTAGGAGCTTGTCCATCAACACCGTTATCTGTCATATCCGTTTTGATATTGAAATATGTAGATAATAATTTTTGGGATGTAAGCTCTAACACTTGTTTTTCAAGGTATCCTGGACAAGCATATTCTTTGTCCAAAGGATTCTTACAATATTCCTCATTGGTTACTTCAGGGCTAGAACCACAACCACACTCTGGATATGCAATCTCATTAGGTATATCTTCTTCAAAGAATGCTGATATCCTAACTGATTTTAAATTTGGATTACTCAAATATAAGTAACCTCCATTTGCTATCCAATAGTAAGTTTGATTTTTTATAATAGGAAGTTTCAATAGATTTAAATATCTATTGATTGTAATTTCTTTAAATTTAGTTCCTTGTCCACCCATAGCATTTATGGAGTAGACACCTTGAATTAAATATTGGTAATTTCCTTCTGTGATTCTAGGAAGTTTGTATTTGCTTCTAGAAACAGTACATGGATCTACGTAGTTGCAACATTCAGAAATAGGAACTTCAACCATTTCCAAACATTGGATGGTATCAAAGACAGTATCAGTAGCCCAAAGCTTTCTGAGATTTGTCTCACGTTTAACTAATAACTGTGTGTTGTTTCTAATCTCTGATGCAATAACCCTATCTGTAATAAGGTTATCCGTGGATATAAGCTTATGCATTCCACGCACATCTGAAACTAACTTACGTAATGTTGCCATTATAAATACTGTTTAAATATATTTGTCATTCCTGAGGCTTCTTCTATTAAGAATCCTGTCACTTCAGCTTTAGACATTGTGTGACCGTTCTTATCATCCCAAAGACTCTTAGCATTTGAAAATGCTGGGATTTGGTAAAACTTGATACCATTGAAGTCTTGACTTACTTCATGGTGTTTATCTCCTGTGAATATATAAAAATTATTGTGAAAAGACCAACCATTTTTAAATTCCATTGGAAATAATGCTGCTAATTTAGCAGGCTTTATTGCATCTCCGTGGTTAAACATTAATGCTGAATTTCCATAACTTACATACTTTCTATACTTAGGAGAGCAGTCAAAGCTAACTCTTTCTGTATTTCTAAAGAAAGCTTCTAACCAAGTAATCATATGCCACCCAGCGTACTCATCATGGTTACCAGCTACATATACTACATTTACATTTGTAGCATATTGTAATAACATTGTAATCACTAATATCTCATGGTCACAGATAAACTTGAAAGAATCATGGTATGTGTGAGTATTAGTTTGAGGAGTACCTTTTGTTGTGGTTCCTGTAAATTCACTATTGAATTCATCAGAACCAATGATGTATGTAATTTGCTCTAAGTTATTTGAAATTGTTGCTTGGTTAGCAATTAACTCTAACTTGTATACAAGCTCTGCCAACCTTTGTCCTATGTTGTTGTTACCATCAATATCAAACTTATTCAAGTGAGAGTCTTGTTTGTTAATAACTAACATGGCAGGGAACTTATTTCCCTCCCACTTAGGACTCATAACTTCTTGACTTACAGGCTCATATGAAGCTAAAAAGTCTACAAAGCTATCTTGAAAAACTTGCTCTGTAGACTTTTTCCCCAACCAGGCTTTTACCTGCCAATGAGGGTTTTCTCCATTTCCCCAGTAGTTTTGTACGTATTTAGTTATTTCCCATTTATCTGTGTCAATCTTACACTTCTCAATAAGATCTTCTAAGCTTTTAATTTCTTCTGTAACGTTAGCTACAATCTCTCCAGTTCCTTTAACTAAGTCTTCTGTAAACTTGACTATTGTGTCTTCTAAGTCAGCTATATAGTTACCAACCACCGCTTCATCATGCCTCTTTCTAATATCTGTTAACAATTCGTCAATCTCTAATTCTGTCACTCCTAGCTTCTCAGCGTAATATTTCTTTGATTTTTTCCAATGTAACATTTGCTGAAGTTGCTCTAAAAGGGGTTGATTTCCAGACATATGGGTTTTGAGTTTGGTTAAAATTGATGTAAAGATAGGAAACTTTTTTCATATTTACCAAATTTTATTAACTAATTTAATTATATAGTTTAACTAACTTGATTAGAGTTCAAATAAAAAACCCCCAGCCTAGAAAGGCCAGGGGATACTCTGTAAACCAACAAACAGAGTTTTTTATCTTTTAGCACGCATAATTGTTCTCACATGCTCCATTTATAATAACTGTGACAATTGTACCACCTATATTTACCGTTTGACCATTTGTCAGAACTCCCACTCCAGAAACAACAATTGGAGATCTTCGTTTCCAACTATTAACAGAGCAAGTCATAGGTGAATTACCTGGTCCAGAACCATAATTCATACCTGCTGGTATAGTGATTGGATTGCCAGCTATGTCATCAGATTCTTCATATGGTCCACAATTGTTTACATGTGAACCATCTACATTAGCAGTAGTAATTGTTACAGGTACACTTAACGCATTAGTTAATGTGAATATAAAGTACCCACCTTCATAGTTTTCAAAAGTTAACGTAGAAGTTGGAGGTGGAGGTATAATTGTTGTTGTACTAGTAGTTGTTGTAGTAATAGGGGTAGGAGCTCCAGATACATCTAGATATAAATCTCTCTTACATGCACCTGTAGATTTTAAAAGCACATATGTAGTTCCATCAGGAACAGTTGCAGTATATCCACTTAATAATGCAGCTTTGCTAATTCCTGATGTAATAACGTTTGTAAACCCATCTACATTAGAATATAAGTTAAAAGGTCCTGTATCAGAACCAGCTGTTGTTAATGTTATTAATACTATCATATTGGTTTATTTTAAGTTAGTTTTGTCCAGCTAGCTCCACTGTCTATAGATCTCCAAATTCCTGTTTGCTCTGTTGCATAAGCATATCCTGTGTAAGACATTGCTACATCACCCCAAGCTCTACTTCCTGGCCCAGTAACTGCTGTTACGGTTCCAAGATTAGTTGATCTGTAGATGTAACCAGGATCATAAGTTGTAACAATTAAATTGTTTCCTGTACCATCCATAGCAACATTTGTCCATTTCTTTTGAGTTACACCAAACGTAGTCCATGTAGCTCCACTATCAGAACTTTTTACTAATAATGTGTTATTCAATAAAGCAGGTGCATCAAAATATCCATAAGATCTTGCAATAACTTGAACTGCTCCGTTTGAAGACATTGCACAATCAAAATTGTTAACACTACCATCTACTAGTTTTGTAGTAAAGGTTGCTCCACTATTTGTTGAAACATATGCTGCTCCATCAAAGTCAGTGCTACTGTTTGGAGAAACTAATAATTGAGTTTGTCCATTTGAACTAATTGCAGATCCATAAATAAAATATTTACTGCCATCAGGTGCATTATTTGTTCTGGTAAAAGTTGCACCATAAGTTGTTGATAACCAATACTGTGAAGTTTGAAACCAATAAGCTGAATCGTTTCCAGGATAAACTTCATCTACATTAGTTGCTGTAGCCATTACGTATTGTCCTGTTCTAGAAACACTTATTGAAGACCACGCACGTGGACTGGTAAATGTAGGAACTTTAAACCAAGTAACTCCGTAATCTTGAGATCTCCATATCCATTTACCAGCACTAGTATTAGTTTCAACTACATACATGTATTGCCCTGTTCCAGAAACACCTACACTTGCACAACTTCCACCAGATGCAAAAGCCATAGTGACATTTCTAAAACCTGTTCCGTAATTATCTGATATTTTTAAAATATTTGTTCCTGTTTTTCCTATTAGTACATACTTTCCATCATTGCTTGTATTAACATCATCTCTACTCACTGCAACTTTGTAATAGCTTTGTCCACTTGTAGGAGGATAGGCTGTAGTTGTTGTAGTGGTTGTAGATACACACGGAATACTTTGTGTTATTGAGTTTGTACAAAGCCCTGTAGATGTAATAGTAACTAAAGTTGCTGCATCATCTACACTTACAATCTTTCCTGCCAACAACTCAGTCTTAGTACCAGTTGATGGAGTCACACTTCCTATGTCTGCTGTAAGATTAAAGTTTGGACCTAAGTCACTTGATAGACCACCTCCTAATATTAATGTTATACTTCTTGCCATTTATTTTATCAATTATACACAACCACTATCACAAGTTGCATAAGCGTTTAAAGTTAATGTATTTCCAATATCTCCACTTGTTACAGTATATACTCCTGTAAATAAGTTTGTTGAACCTGATCCACAAGCTGCATCTGCAATTATACCTACTGTCCACGCATTTGCAGTACCGTTGTTACCACTGCAACCAGTAGAACTTATTTCAACATTTATTGTATCACCAACATTTACTGGCCATGTTCCAGTTGAACTACTATTTCTATCTTCAATAACATTACCATTTAAATATAAAATCATTTCACCAGTTGCTCCAATACCTTCATTAAAACTCCACGATAAAGTTGCAGATGTTGGACTGTTACAAACTATGTTAAATCCATTATAATTACATGTAGGTATATAAACAGTCGTAGTTGTTGTAGTAGTACAAGGACCAAATCCTGGACAACAGTTTCCATAAGTTATTTCACGTAAACCACTGCCATATATAGATCCTCTTAAAATACCACAACCTGTATATCCACCTGGATCTTGAGTTGTACATCCAACAATGACAACAGCAGTACCAGCTGCTACAAATTGAGTTTTACCATTACCTGAACAATCTTGATATGTTACATATTGATCAATTGCTCCTTCTAAATCATTATATACAGTAACTTCTCCAACACAAGGACAAGGGTAGTCTTGATATTTAGGAGCTCTATCGTTAGTATATGTGGACCAAGGAATAGCTGATTGATCTATGTAATAGTTAGCATCAGCCTCTCCTTTGTTCATGATGTTTCCATCTAAAGGAGGGGTTGCTCCAGGTTTCTTTACATAACCCATTGTAGCAAGGTCTGCACCTGTTACTAAATAGTTGTTAACTTTCATTATTTTAATTTAGCTTCTAGTTCAGCAATACGTTTTTCTAATTGTGCTATTTTTAATGTATGCACATCTGAATAGTTTACCACCAATTTATCTTCTCCTGCTACAGCATCTGGTAATATTGATTGTACCTGCTGAGCTGAGTAACCATATCTAATTTGATCAGACTCTTCATCTATACGTGTAAATTTAATTACATCTATTCCAGATAAGTCTATGTTAGGATTTGTTTCTAATACACTCTTAAATCTAATATCTGATGTCTCATAGAATGACCCAGCATTCAATTGAGATCCAGCAATAGTAACTCCTGTATTAGCTGTGGCAGTGTTTGCTGTACCATTAGCTGTAAGTACAGCCCCTGCAGTAGTTGGAGATATGCTAGTAAATCCTGCACCAGAAGTTCCAGAAGTTCCAGAAGTTCCACTGTTTCCTGAAGTACCACTTGTACCAGTTGTTCCTGAAGAACCAGACGTTCCACCAGTACTAACTCCGCTTGATCCACTTGTACCAGTTGTACCAGAGCTTCCTGAAGTACCACTTGACCCTGAACTTCCAGAAGTACCTGATGTTCCACTAGTACCAGTTGTTCCAGAGGTACCTGTGGTGCCTGAAGTACCTGTTGTACCAGACGTACCAGACGTACCAGTTGTTCCACTAGTTCCTGTAGTTCCGCTGGTTCCAGAGGTACCAGTAGTACCTGAGGTTCCACTCGTACCTGTTGTACCTGAAGATCCAGCTGTACCAGAAGTACCTGAGCTACCAGCAGCACCTACAGGAACTAACATAAACGTTTCACCATTAGAAGGATTTGTACCCTGAGCTGCAGTTTGTGTAACTACGAATCTTTCATATCCAACTTCAAAAGGAGATACAGATACAATTTCTAATATTTTAAATCTAGAAGAATCAACAGTACTAACTAACTTAAGTGCTGAGTAAGGATTTAATGCATCTAGATATGCTGAGAAATCAGCACTAGGATTAAATGATAAATCACTGATTGCTATCTGAGAAGCAGAAGCTAACCAACTTGCATCATTTAAAGTGAAATATGTGGCACCAGGATTAACGTTTGTATTTGTACTAGAATTATATCTCCATAGTGCAAGACCTCCTTCATAACCTGAAGTACCACTCGTACCTGTAGTTCCAGAAGAACCTGAAGTACCAGTTGTTCCTGAACTACCAGAGGTTCCATCTACACCAGAGGTTCCAGACGTTCCTGAACTACCATCTACACCAGAACTACCATCTGTTCCAGAACTTCCTGAACTACCAGATGTTCCAGTAAGCCCACTTGTACCATTAATACCACTTGTACCATTAATACCACTAGTTCCATCAGCACCTCTTCCACCAGAAGTTCCGCTTGTACCTGATACACCACTTGTACCTGATACTCCAGAAGTACCGTTAACTCCAGAAGTACCATTGACACCTGAAGTACCATTTTGTCCAGAAGTTCCGCTAGATCCAGATGCACCATTAACTCCTGATGTGCCATTAACTCCAGAAGTTCCGTTATGTCCAGATGTACCAGAAGTGCCAGAAGTACCTGTACCTCCACCACCTGTACCAATAGCATTATCTAATTTCTCTAAGGCTGTTGTTAATATATCTAAATTTTGTACTCCTGAATTAGGAAGATTAGGTCCTATGTATGTAACGTTGTCACTTGTTGTGCAACAGTCTTGGCATCCACAATTTTCATCAGGATGATAGTATGCATCATAGCAAGGAGTACCAGGTAAACAGTTCATTTATATTTTGGTTTATAATATTAAGGAATATACATAATGTAATATGCAGCAATAACAGGTTGAATATTTGGATGACCTTGATTGCTACCAGTATTACTATTGCTAACATTTACAGTTGTAGCTACTGTGATACCTGTTGTAGAAACAGTTGTTTGTACATTTTTAGGAAGCTCATTTGTTATACCAATAGTTCCTGAGCTACTCCAACCTTTAGGAGTATATCCTGAATAGTGACTGTGACCAGGATCTGATACACTAGATGTAGCAGATGCTGTTGCAGTGTGTGTATGACTAGGAAGTTGGTTAACATTTAGTGTTATAGTATTTGCACCAGCAACATCTTCAATATCGTAATTAGGGTTACCTGCATAGACAGGATCTACTGCAGCAGCTAACGGTCCACCAGGAACATTTAATATAGCTCCTACACCAACTCTACCTCTTTTATCAGGAGTACCATTAGATCCATTACACAGATAGATTTTATCCCATCCTAATGAACCAATACCAGCACCTGTACCATCAAAGTTAGTTAGAGGACCATAGTATTCCACTACAGTGTAAGGAACCATTTTTAAATAGTTCTGAGTAACATTACCAGACTGACCAGCTATGTATGCAGCTATTAATGCATCTAGGTCAGCAAGTTTTACATAGTTTGTATCTACATCAAGAGCTAGTGCAGCTAAATCTGCAACCACTGAACATAGTCTTGTAATAACTGCTTGCAAGATAGCATGGGTATCAGAAGATGCTGTTACACCTGTAAGACAACCAATGTTATAGTCTGCATTTAATGTAGCAATATCAGCAGCAACAGCAGTCACTTGAGTTTGTAAACTACAAACAGATTTGATCAATGCTGTAAATAACTGAGTAGAATTAGGAGAAGTGATTCCTGTTAGGAAACTATTAATAAGAGCACACTTATCACCAGGAGCAATAGTTATAACATCACCTGTACCAGTTAATAATGGAACAAGATGAGTTGTAATCATTTCTTCTACATGAAGTAAAGTGTCTCCTGTAGTAATATTTAGAGCAGGAATAGTTGGACCTGTGTACCTAACACATTGGTCAGAAACAGTCTCAACACATCCATTATAGCAACTTGTACAAGACATTTTTATAATTATTTATTAATTAACACAATTACTCTACTTGCAATCATTGGTACCGTAAAAGGTTTACAGTATTCTGGATTACAAAGTTTGTAAGTTAATATTTGTTTATAGTGCAATAGGTCACCTATTACCTGTCCAGGAATATAATAATTCAAGGAGTACACAATATTATTGTACTGATCATTAGCTAATGCAGTTAGCTTAATATCAATATCATTTAATAGTGCAGGTATGCTAGCACACTCAATACAGTCCGTTAATCTTGGTGATAACATTTTTTATTCGTTGATTTATTTGTTTCAACTTGTTGTTACATGCTGAACACAAACCATTAATTAATTGACATCCGCAACCTACCTTTAGGCCACAGTTTCTACAGTTTGCCATATCAATAGAAGTTATTTATATAATTGTTTCCAGAACAACCACAATTGTTCTTAATAAAATTATTCAACTGTCTATCAGCCTGGGCATACAACTTATTAGCTGTATCTATAGCACAATTATTTGCAGCAGCAATTGATCCTTGGATCATGTAGTAGATACTGTTTAAATCTACTTTTGCTTGAGTTCTAATTGCACTATCACATTCCATCATATCAAGTTTCATAAATGCATTATCAAACTTCTCTTGGATTCTTTCAGTACGCATTATGTTCTTTTCTACAAAATTTTGATATGCAGGAGCAACAGAGTACTTCATGTAATAAACACCGTCAGGAAGTGGTTGAAAACCTCCACCTAAAGGATTTAAACCTAGTGTAACAGAGTTGTATACATTAAAATCTTGAGGAATAAATGGAAGAGACACAGGAGTAGTATATCCAGGAATAGTAATCTCCATAGTAGGAGCAACCACAACAGGAGGATTTGTATCATAGATTGATATATCAGCTACCCCCAATGTTTTGGTATTAAAAGTATTTATTACTAGAAAATCTAAAGTCATGTCTTTAAAATAAAAATGCCAGAGGATTTGAGAATATCCTCTCACCCTCTGGCATAGGTTAATATGATACTACCTTAAATCTTAAGGGATCAAAGTAGTTGTTGTTGAAGTACTAGGCCAAATAGTAGTTGTTGTACTAGTTGTAGAAGTAATATCACCACTTTCATCAGTTACTGTACCTAAAGCAGCCTCTAATACATCTAAGATGTCTTGAGTTAAGTTTTGAGGAGAAGCAATGATTACTTGGCTATCTTCTTTGATATAATCACCCCAAGAATAAGCAGACTTGTCATACTCATTAAACTTGATGTATAATGTATCATAAGTAGTACCGTCAGTTACCCAAGACTCAAAGTTCTCGTTGTAACCTACCATTCTGTACAAATGCTTCAAATAACCAGCTTGGTAGCTATAGAAGTTTTTCTCTAATTGTTGGATCTCTGCAGAAGTACCAGAAACATAAGAACTACGTTGAGTAATTACAGCTTCAGCTACTTGGTTACAAGGATCTGCAACAATGAAGTCAGCAGTTGTAGCAGGACCAGAGAAGATGAATGTACGGAAGTACATACGATCGTATTCCCAAGGGAATGCAGCCACATCACATGGTTGACCATATTGAGTTAATGGTTTACCACTGATAACTAACTTAGCATTTTGATCATCACCAACTCTTTGGAATTGATAGAATGTGTTAAAGCTAATGTTGTCAGGGTTGTTACCTGGAGCTCTTAACTCTAAGTGATAAATTAAATCATCAATTAAAGCAGGTACATCAACATCAGTACAAGGATTCTCACCGCATTGTAAACATGGAGCGTTTACAGTTACTGAACGTGTGAAACCATTGAAATACAATGTGTTAATGTAGCTAGAGAAAGCACGTAAAGTTAAAGTTACAACTTCACCTGGTTTTACAGTGAAATTACCAACTTCAGTTACTTGGTTCGCAGCAACTGGGTTACCAGTAACTTTGTACCATTCTGTTACATTGCTCGCAGAGATCTTGTCAGAACGCTTAGAACCTTGTAAGTAAGTGTTTACTCTACCTTGAGCCAAATAGAAATAAGGGGCAGCAGCAATGTTACCTGCAGTTGCAACAACATAGTTATTGGTAAAGATACCAAATTGACCAGCTGTTAAGTCTTGTGTTGATCCAGAGCTAGGTAATGAATTGCCTACTGGTACAACAAAGAGGGTGGTTAATGAAAAATCCGCCATTTTGTTTTATTTTAAATTATGAAAAATTACTCGTTTGTTTGAATCCTCATCTGAGCTGTTTGAACTGCAGACATGTTTTCAGTGTACATCGCTAAAGCTTGAACAGTTAAATCTAAAAGTTCATCTTCTAAATATGTTTCTAATTCACAATCTTGATCATATGAATCTAAACCATCTAACATAACATATCCTGCTTTATTAATATACACTGGATATCTCATGTAGGAGATATATATTTTAGTTGGTGTAAAAGTACCATCTGTAAATATACTTATCTCATCAGAGGATAAAAAGTTAAACGTTTCTTGATATTCAAATGATGGTCTATAGTGAGTATTGTTTAAGCAATATTGTAAATCACCATGCTTAGCCAAATCTCTATTAATCCATATTTTTCTATCTCTACATCTACCTTTGTCTGCTAATACATAACTATCAATATAGAACATGTATTTTGGAACTAAGGCATGCACATTTGCTGCCCATTGGTTTAACTCTGGGTTCTTTAAAGCTAGGGGTAGCTCACCATCATTGTAAGCTACCACTAAACTTTGAAGATCTTCGTAACGCTTTTTAAAAGCGTCTAAACCTAAACCATTAACTGTATTTGTACCATCAACCTTTTGCTTTATCAGCTTAATCTGAGCTTCATTCAAAGCTAGGATTTTGTCTTCTAGGTTGATTTGTTGATGCTCATTGGTTGATAGTTTATTTAGTTTTTGATCAATCTTATATAATAAACTATCTACAGGGATCATACAGAAGCTAGTTTTTTAAGTTTTAATTTTTGTTCTAAGGTAATTAATGCATCTTGATTATCTTCATCTGCTAAGAATCTGATTAAATCATCTTCATCTTTTGCAATTGCATTCTCACCTTCATATACTTTATCATTTGCTTTCACTCTATAAATAGAATGTGAAATTGCTTGTTTTACTAAATCTTTAATATGGAGTAAGTTTTCACTCATGTCTGCAAATCTGTTAAACACTTCTACAGGATTTAAACCAGCGTGTTTACCATTTTTGAATTCAGTTTGTTTTAATAGGTTGTCTACCTGGTTGTATACAGCTTCTTCTTTAGAATCTTCACTAACTGGTAAACCTAACAATCTTGCTACCTTACGTTTCTTCTCAGGAGTCATTGCATCAAACTTAACAATAGCCTTGTTGATCAATTGTTTCTTCTTGAAGATAACTTGGTTTTCAATCTCATCATCTGCAACATAGAATTGTGTATCTGCAGGATATTCACCACGCTCCCATGCTTGATAGCTAGAAGCAATTGTTGGATGAACTCTTAACCATGCAAAGGCTAATTCTTGAGATGGATTACTGAAATCAAAGAAGTTATCACCATCCATTAACTTAACAGCTTGTACATGTAGTACATCATCTGTGCTGGTTGATAATCCATAGTTCCAGAATTGAGAACGAGGACCTAAATCAATATCACCTAAAGCAGCTTCAAGTTTTGCACGTAATGCAGTTACTCTTTCTATTTCTAGTTCTCTTTCTAAGTTATCAGCAATACGTCTGATATAAGCAGCATTTGGATCTAATCCTGTTCTGTACTGACCATCAAGTTCTTTATAAGGATACTTGAATACTCCTGTACCAGGAATTCTTGTTAAACCTTTTTGTGCCAAACCAGCTTGCATTGTTTGCAATTGAGAATTGTTATACTCTTTTTTTAACGTAGAGATTTTTCCTATCTTACCCATATGTAGTTGTTTTTATTTGGTTTATTTGCAGATGGTTCCCATTGAAGGGAATGCGATTGGGAATCCCCCAATCCATCCATCTGTGTAGAAGACTCCCCCTCGTTGAAGGAGGGGGGTAATTCTTCTTTGTGTAGTTTTAAGGATTTTACCCTTAAAGCCTTTATTAGTATTGAGGAATTTCTTCAATCAAAACTGTACGTGATAAATCTTCAATGAATACATCACAACGATCCTTCATCCAGATTTCGTATCCTGGGAATTTGTTTGCAGAACTCATACCTTGAGACTTAGCAAAACCTAAGTGGTGACGAGTACCATCAATATAACCCCAAGTCATAGAAGGTGCACCCTTCATACGTACTTCACGGATGTTGTTAACCATAGAACCATCAGACATTGGAGACACGTCAAATACCATAAATACTGGAGTGCTCTTCTTGTTTTGACCAAATTCTAAGTTAGTTTGAGGAAGGTCTAATTCTTTCAAGTGGATTAATTCAACACGACCAGTCTCACGTGTAACCATTGCATCAAATGCAAAGTTGTAAGTGATGTGTTGTCCTTCTCCTTGCATGTAGCGATTACCAGAATCAGCCATGAAAGTTAAACCAGAATTTAATGCATCATTTTTTAAAGCTTGTTGGAACACGTCAAAACCAGCTTCATTAGTGTACATTTTAACTCTACGATCCTTAACGTCCACACGTCTGTAGAATAAGTCACCAAACACTGAACGGATCAAGTTTGCAGTGAACTCACCACGGTTGTATTGAACTAAGTTACCGTTGTTACGCATTCTGTGGTAAACACCAGCAGATGTACGCTTTAATTCTTGCTTAGAACCATTAGTCTTCACGGTACCAGGCTTAGCCCAGATCATACGCTTAACTTTTAATTCTAACATAGACTTACGCATCCAGAATTCAATAAATGGTTCCCACTTAACATCATTACGAGTTAAAGGTAATTGGTTACGTCTTTGAGGAGCATATACTAAGATATCTAATGGCTTACCAGAAGCATCACGCATCATCTTGTCATCAGCCCACTCAGTGATTTTGTGCTCATAACCATATGCAGAACCTAATGATTCAAACATTGTGATTTGCTCACCTAAACGAGGAAGACCTAACAAGTCTTGGTCAAATTCACCAATTGCAGCATCAACTAATTCCAATTCAATACCAACTCTTAAGAAGTTAGGACTAACGAAATCTACAGTTGGATTGTCTGTAACTAAAGTGAAAGTGTATAAGTAACCCATGTTCCATTGTACTGGATCTTTGATTACATAGAAACGAGGACCATATTGACGAGTACCTACAGAAACGATAGCGTTCTTAGAGAACTCATTTGTGTCAATTACTAATTGGAACTCTTGACCATCAATACCTGGCTTCTGTAACTCTAAAGTTGAAGTAGGGATGTCAATGATCTTAGGGAACTTGTAAGGAACTTGTACTTGCCACTTCCAAGCATCACTGTTATTGTCAATATAGTAAGGAGTGCTCTTGTTAATCATGTCCAAGAAGTCATTACTGTAAAGAGAGCTCTGTGTGTACAAGCTTATGATTTTCTTATCATAATCTGCTGGCTCTGTAGAGTGAAAGCTTTCCAAGTGGTTTGCATCTGTCAATTTACCTACAGCACGCTTGTCCATAGAAGCGACTCTCGCATAGGTAAAACCAGTTAAACCTGGAATTGTTTGAATTGCCATTTTGTTATTGTTTTAAATTTTTGTTATAGAAATTGTTTATTGAAACCATGAGGTAGGTTTAGCAGATGGTTTAGATTTCACAGCACTTTTACTTACTTGTCTGGCTACCTCACCAAACAATTCATTTGACTTTTTGGTGACACCAGTCTTTTGAATCGTAGATAAAGTAGGATCTTTTTCTAAGATCTTAAGTAGCAATGCCACCTTTACTTTTTTCTCATGATTCTCAGGACGTTTAAGTTCTAGAATAGTACGGTCAAAGTCTGTTAATGTTTCACCAGAATTTGTCTTATACTTATCTGTAACTAAGAAATCTTGTAGTTCACCAGCTAATTTTGGATTAAGAGGAATACCATCAAACTCTTTAGCTTTTAGCTTCTCCTGTAACACTTGAGTTACATTGTTAGCATATTGCTGTTTGTATTGAGCTTGTTGTTGCAATTGTGCTTCTCTCTCTTGCTCCATTTGTTGAAGCCTTGCAGCTTCTTTCTTTATTAAGACCTTGTGATGCTTTGTAGCAACATTCTCAAGATCTCCATAATTCTTAAGTCTTTCAACTTCAGAAGTAATATCTTCATCATCAAAACCTTGATCTGCTAATGCTTGTTTAATTACAGATACTTGATTTGACTCTTGTGTAAGATCCATATCAGCAAATGACTGAATTTGGTTATATGTACCAAAGTAATCTTTAGGATTTACTCCTTTTACAAATATGGCATCAAACGCATTACGGTAATCTTCTCCAAATTGACCTAAGAAGTTGTCAACAACTTCAATAGCTCCTTTCTTCTTTTCAGCATTAAAACGCTCTAAGAATTGTTCAGGAGTTGTAATTGGTTCTTCATCTTCATCACCCTCAGTGAATACACCAAGTTTGAAAAGATCTTTGGATAAAGATGAGAATGTTGATTCAGGAGCTTCATCTCCGTCATCTTCATCCGCTTCATCTTGTTTACTATCTTGTTTACTAGTTTTTGTAACTTGTTGATTATCAGTATCATCTGAATCATCATCATTATCTTCATCATCATCTCCACCTAATAAAAAGTCTTGTAAAGACTTCTTTTCATCAGGAGCATCATCTGAAGTATCATCACTAGATTTTGCTGCAGGATCTGCTTTCTTAGCAGGTACAGAAGTAGTTTTTTTCTCAGGAGCAGGAGCTGGAGGAGTGTCATTAATATCCTGAATGTCATCAGGATTAGATGTAGCACTATCAGGGCCCATTAAATCGTTTAACAATTCAGCGTTGCCCATTCCCATTTCCATTGTATCTTGGATACTAAAGTTCCCAAAACCTGGATTATCTAGATTTTCAGCCATATGTAGTTGAGTTTTAATTGGTTTTGTAATGTAAAAGTATATTATCCTAAATTAATATCAAAGAGATAGTGCTCCATATGGATCATTATTTATGATAATATAGCATTAATATTTTTTACTCTAATCTAATTTGTTAAGAAAAGAGTCGTTTATAAATCTAAAGCTTCTAATTGGAGCAAGGTCAGTGAGCGTAACTTGTTGAACCTCAACCCCCCACTTCCTAGCTTCTACCCTTACTTTCTTAGTAAGAGTGTTGTCTAATTCTGAATCTGTACATTCTTCTAACGTCATAGACATAATTACATTCTTAATGATGCTTTGAGACATATCTGACAAAGCGTCTTGTGCATCATATACTTCCAGTAAGAATGTCTTAACATCTGATATCTTATACTTGATCACTCCTTTTACAACTATGTTCTGCTTATCCTTAGTATATAAAGATTGAGCATCTAAACTTAATGTTGTAACAACTACGTGTTGATCTATAACTTCATCAATCAGAGGTATTTTAAAATGCATACCTGCAAGTAGCACTTTGTTAAATATTCCAAATCTTAAAAGTACAGCTTCTTCGTAATCTCTGATAATAATCACTGGGGTTATTTGTAACCACCAGTGACTTATTATATCAATCAGTTTATCAAACATAGTTATTTGGTTTTCTTACTAGCTCTGTTCTTAGCGTTCATTTGTGCAATCTTCAAATCATTAACTTGATTCTCTCTAGCCACTTTTAATTTTTCTTTTTCTACGGCTATCTTTTGAGCAGCTAATGAGCTTTTAGATTGAATATCAGCCATTTTTAATTGATAGTCATTTGCAGCTTTTGATTGTTCATGAGATAACTTATCAATCTCTAATGCATCAGGAATGTTATTCATATCTGCATCTGGTAATCCACCTTTAGCCTCAGCTGCAATGATTGCAATTTCTTTCTTATTAATTCTATCCAACTCATTTTGGTAATCCTGATGAGCAAGCTCTTGTTCATGTTGTTGTTGAGCGGCAGCAATTTGTTGGTCAGCAATTTGTTTTTGTTGCTCCATTTGTTGCTGTTGTTGTTGCATTTGTTGATCCTGAAGTTGCTCTTGACGGTCTTTAAGAGTCTTGAACACCTTCTTCATCTGACGGATAGAGTTAGTGCTGTAAAGCTCAATGATATCGTGCAATGATCCACCATTTTGTAGAACAGCTTGAGACAATCCACGAATTTCTTGGAACATCTTCTGATCTTCAGGTCTGTTAGTTAAATATACTTTTAAGTCACGGAACTTAAGATCATTACCATTAACCTGTACAAATGCAGACTCTCCTTCATTAGTAATGTAAGAGATTGTTGACTCAGGCTTTTTAGATTCTACATATAATGATGCATCAATGATTGCTTGGTACAACTGACCTAATACATACTCATGTGCAACAAAGATGGGTTCTGTTTGAGAGTATGATTGTGTAATAGCTGTGTTTGTACCTGTAGCAGATTCACTAGCTGACACAGATCCTAAACGCTGCTTTGACATACCAATCAATTCCCAACACTCATTCTTCAATTGTTGTGCCAAAGTATATCTTGACTGAATCTCTTGTGTACGTGTGAGGTCAATATCACGGAACTGGTTAAATGATGATGGGCTCTTCAAGTTTTCAGGGCTGTCATCAATAAACATTACACCACGGTTACGTGCTTCCATTTCCCAAATATCCAATGCATCTTGAGCATCACCATCTTTAGGAATAGGAATATGTCTAATAGATGTTAAATACACCTTACCCACTTCTTTCTCTAATAGCTTGTATAACTGATTCATACAAACGTTGTAAAGAACTTGGAACGGTTTCATCATGTCTACTAAGCTCTTAGCTTCTGTATTTTTGATTTCATGAACCAATCCAATGATAGGGCAATAAGGTAATAACTTAAATGGTTTAATGTGATAGATGTCTGGACCAATCTTAATACCCTGATACCATTGGTTAATCCAACCCCACTCTAATGAAATCTCTGTAGGAATAGTACCAGATTTATAAGTCTCATCTACAAGCATAGATTGTTCATTACCTAACTCATCTGTATAGATAAGCTTACCAATCTTCTTCTTAGAAATCCAGTATGTACGTACAACAACATACTTATATCCAAATGAGCTTACATTAGAGGTAAGTCCTAAGAAGTCTTTCAAGCCATCATTGTTCTCTTTCATCTCAGACTCAATAACCATTCTAGTCTGAAGAACTAATGGGTCATATGTATCATATTGTACAGAGTCTTGACCTGGAATAGCATTAGGATTACCAAGGTTAGATTCACGTACGTTGATCAAACCATAATCCTGTAATGAACTACGTAAGTGATCAATTTCTTCTTTGGTTAAGTCTGGGATAGATTCAATAATCTCTGACAATTCCATAACTTGTACAGTACCAGCAGCATATGCTCCTTGTGCTCTACCTGTAGGATCTGAAATATACTTTCTATCTGGTGTAGTTAAGAAGTAAGTGTTTTTAGGGTTAGCCACCTCTACATTAAATCCCACCTTAGAGTTATCTTCATATACATGATAGAACTCTCTAGATGAAATTAATAAATCTCTGAATGCGTCTTCAGATTTCTCTTTAAGAATAAATTCTGCCTTCTGTGCTGTAAGAACGTGGTTAGCCCACTTCTCAGCTACAGATGTATAGCTATCAAGTTGATCTTGAACTTGATCCATTGTCATTTGCTGTAAATCTTCATCAGCAATTTCTTCTCCTCTCTCAGCAGCTTGTTGTTGTATTTTAGCCTTAGCTTGACTGATTACATATTCTTGTAATATACCAGTTTTAAATTCTAACTCTTCTGCCTTACTATCATCATCAAAAGCTTTCACACGGAAAGCATCTGGTCTTTTAGAAATCTCACCTACAAGTTCATTGATAGGAGTGGTTAAAATAGAATAATGTTTTACATATGCAGGAAGCTGCAAGTCAGCTGTTAGCATATCTGTAAAACTTCTCACCTCAGGTTCTTGATAGAAATCCTCATGTCTCAAGATACCCTTTACTAAATCATAGTTCTTAACAAACGTGTCACGGTTCTTTACATACTCAGCATAAGCCTTGTTTGCAAAGTAGTCCATAGTATTCTTTATCCAACTCTCATCCATCTTCTCCTTTTCAGTTTTAAACTGGTCAGGGAAAATGTTTAAGTAGGCATACCTGATTGTTGCGTCTTTTGTATATCTTATAATTGCCATTATGTAAACAATTTATTTCTTTTATATTTATTGTTAGAGGTTCCAAACATCCCACCTCTTGATTCTGTAAACAGTATGTTTCCTTTCTTCTTACTGAACATTGCCTTCACTCTATCATCAGATGTTCCACCAATCTTACCCATAATAGGGTCCATCTTAAGAGCTTGTGCAATAGCTAGCTCAGCAGCAATGATACGGTCAAAGTTACCTTGATCATTGTATTGGATAATCTCTTCAAGCAATACAGGATCAAATATCTTACTCACACCTAACACCTCTCTTATAGTATCACCAGCTTCATTAGTTTCTTTGAATATTACAGACTCCATATACTTCTTTAAGCAGGTATGAAGATACTCAATTATTTTGTCACTTGAACGGTGAATTCCATAATCTCTTTTAACTGTTGTGTTTGGAACAATTTCTTTAAGCCATTCAGGTTGCTTCTCTAAGTAGTGAGCATCCCCTTTGGCTTTCATATATTCTATGAATGATATATCATCATTCTCACACAGTGTTCTAGCATTATAATACTTAATAAGCAATCTAGCTTGTTCTTCCCAAGTTTCTTTCTTATCAGGTCTAGCACAATACGAAGCTACGAACATATCCTGATATTTCTCACCACTAATTTCATGCATCCTCTTATATATGTATACAGACCCAAGTGAACTTGAATATGCAGACTTACCTTGTCTGTAGGGGTCAACTCCTGCTACATACAATCCATAAGGTGGATTTTCTACAGGGAATTCATATATAACTACAGGAGCATCCTTTGTATCACTATTCTTAAGAGGGAAGTTAGTGATAGGAAGCTTGTCTGTAAACTCATGTTCTACACCACTCTCTCCAGAGAACAATATAACAGGAGTTCCTGTTCTTTCTTGTTGTAACAATCTAGTTTTCTGTCTCTTAGCTGATTCAATATCAAAGATGTTTGTATCCTCGTTAAGGAATATGTCATCCACTTCCATAGGATAGTACATCTTTTCCTTTAAATATGCTATTCTGTCTCCAGCTTTCTTAAGTCTTTCTAGATTAGTTTCTGTAATTTGTCTAGCTCTCTCTTCATCTCCTACCAACATCTCAATGTTGTATAGATCAGATCCAACAGGCTCATCTAAAAATGCACCTAATGTAGATTTCTCCTTTGCCTCCATTCTATATTTAGCTGGGATGAACAATCCGTGTACACGTTTATCATCTTTGGCATTATTATATGTAAGGAAATTAAAGTTATCTACGTCAAACATCAAGGACTTAGCATCCTGAAATTTCTTCATGTCACCACCAGTACCTGTAAGAATTGGAGAACATCCCCAACCATAGGGTGTAGTGAAACCAGGAATAGCTGCCTGTAAGCCTCTAAGGAAATTACCTTTACCAATCTCATCTATAATTAGTTTACGTGGTTTTGTACCTGCAATTGCCTCTTCATTATTACCTTCATCAAGGTTACGTATTAGGATGGAAGAGAATGGGATACGTTCACCAGACTTGGTTTTAATACCTAATGTGACCTGGTTTTTCCAGTTGTCCTCAATCCTCTGCCATCTCCAATACTCAGGGATAAAGTTTAATCCTTTATCTATTTTATCCGTAATAAGTTTAATATCTGGTGCATTCAAACCAGCAATAATGTTCTGGGAGTTCTCATCAAATGTTGCACCCCATGCAATATAGGATGCTTCAAGAACGGACTTAGCAAAACGTCTAATACCTAGAATAACCAAGCCCTTTTTTTCCTGTTGGGCCCTGTCAATTTCGTTTGTTACCAGCCACTCATTATCTCTCAAAAACGGATTTGCATATTTTTGTGCAATTCTTCCTCTATCATCAATAACATCCACCTCTGTATGCCAGATGTTTAGGTGCCAATACAAAAAGGGGTTGATATACACACCCCCCATCATAGCACCGTTCAAGCATAACTCTCTATGAAAATCATAAAAAGGTTTACATTCAGCAGAGTCCTTATCAGGAAGTCTCTTCTGATTGATGAACCAGTCTTTATAATCTATATTCTGTAGTTGCATTACTTTCTATTTGCTAAGAATTCAGCAGCTGCTCCAGACAACTCGCCTTTACCTCTCACTTCTACCTTTGCCTCTTCTGCACTTCTTAACTTATCTACCACTTCTACCAAAGCTAGGTAGTTTTTCATTGTCTCCTGTACAAATTTACCTTGAGCTTCAATACTGGCTATTACCATAGGTAACATTCCGCCTTTAGCTGTAGGTTTCCACTCAATTCTATCTTTCAATTCATGTAGTGGGTTTGCATCTACATAAGCTTTCCATGAGACAAGCTGTGACTCAGCCCACTCAAGCTCTGTATTTATATATGTAGTTTTTTTAATAGTCGCCATCTTCTTCTTCCTCTTTTAAAATGTTATCAAGATCCATACCTTCCTTAATGATCTTGTCCAATTCAGACTCATCTGTATGTGGGACATCCATTTCTATTTCAGTCCTGTATTTCTCTAATGCAAATACTAACTCTTTATCTGTCATCCCCCAAATGTCTCCATAATCACTAAGAGCTGTAGATAGGTGTCTTCCTAAATTGTAATTAGGGAAACTCTTATGTAGTTCTTGTAGTATATGAAGAGCTTTATCGTAATGATTTTTCTTACTCATATTAATTGGTTCAAATCTTCGTCAGACAATTTCTTGTTTAACAGCTCATTTATGTCCATTCCTTCCAATGGTACATCTTTAAAGTTTTCTTCAGCTCCATCCATCATATAATCAGTGGTGAAAGAGATAGCCATCTTATCTTCAGCACCATCTTGCACTCCTGTAATATCAATATAGTCTACACCTTTGTTATACAACTCCACTAGAATCTCTATGAAGGTATCAAGGTGAACTTTTCTTATAGTGATGTTATTATTTTCCATGAACTTCTTTTTTAAGTGCCTGTTCTTCTTCCTGTGTAGCTACAACAGCCACCCATTTGTTAAGAGGACACGCACATGAAAGACATTTTGTTTTAGCAGCTAATGTACATCCACAGTTTTTGCAATGAACATCAGGTCTGACAGTTTCGTGTTTTGTTGATATGAGATCACATTCTTCACATATAGCCATTCTCTCTTCACCTACTTGTCTAATGTAGTCTCTCATGTTCTCAGCTGGAAATAAGTTGTTTTTCCAACCCTCATAGATTTGTGAGAAGTTAATCTTCATATGTAGTTCTTGGTTTAAGTTGGTTTATTTGCACTATTGTCTTTTCTAATGTGACAATAGAAGACTTTCTCTTTTGTTCAGACGTATTAACATCATTTATAATACGTTCCATTGCAGCTTTCTTAGCTTGTAGCTTATCTATTTTCTTTCCAGCCTTCTTTAGGTTGAAGAAGAGCTTTCCAAATCCAGAAATTTCTATGCTGTTATTTAAGTCCATTGCCTCATTGGCAGATTGGAACTGATGATTTACCACCGTCTCAATTACTTTCTCAGAAACCATCATCTTAACAGCTAGTGTCCTGACTAGGTAATCCTTCACTGACATTGAGATTGGCTTATCCATGGCTCACCGTTATTTGTAAGACGATGTCCTTCTCAAAGTCTAGTATGATGACTGGGTTGACCTTCACCTTGGTACCGTCCTTGACAAACACCCCAATCTTCTTTAGCTTGGAGATGATGTTGTTGATGGTTGGGGGCGAGCTTTTGTACTTCTCACAGAACTCAGCACGAATGTTGGCATAGGAGATGTTACCTTTGATGGCTGTGAAAGCAATCAACTGCACCTCACGTTCTGTCAATCCAAGACCATTCACAGCTGACAGTATATGATAGTACTTCTCAGCCACAGCGTAGGAATCCCCCACTGGTCTCTTCATCTTCTGAACAATTAGCCTCTTGTTTTCTGTTGGTTCCATAATTAGTTAAAGCAAAGGTATGTATATTCCTTTGATTCTCAAATAACTATTTTAGTTATCTAGAATAGGAATGCTATATTATGCACTATTTTTATAACCTATATAGTTATAACCCTAAAATTGTACATACTATATAAGCTGTTTAGATAAGTGGTGATTCTTAGGACCCCCCCTAAATCCCCCCCAAAGTTACAAAGACTTTTTTGAAACTACCAAATTTATTTTCTGCAAGGGATTATAATTCCGGTACAGCACCATATTATAACATCCCTTATAAGGAACAACTTAAGGCTATGATGGGTCATATAAGTCAAGTTATAGGTTTACTATTTACTGTATATAGTAAAGACATAGCTTGACAAACCAGGAAGCAAAAAGCTGCCAAAACAGGAAGTGACTGGAGCCATGGTTCCACGTGGAACAATTTCTAAAATTTTTTTTCCAATGCCTATACCCCCCATGTTGATGGGAGAGGAGGCTACTCCTACCAGATACCCCACCTGTGAATTGAGAAGTTGGGGATACCCCTCCTGATCGTTGACAATACAATCAAATTACAATTAAACAAAAAACCTTATGGTGTTTAGGTCAACCAACCAATTATTATGGCTTTACCACAATTCCAAGCTTACCAAAGACAAGCAACCGCTACTACATTAGTTAATAACGGTACTGTAAGAGACTTAATGACTGAGAAAGGTGCATTAGGTTTGATTCCATCTAACTTAAAGCGTGAGACTAAGTTGAATGCTAAGGGCGAAATGGTTTACAATCGTGTCTTAGTGTTAGTGTACAATGGCAAGATTGCTGAAAATGGACAACCTGAGTCTATCAGCATTAGTTGTTCTGAGTCTGTTAGTAGAGACTTAAGAGCTAAGAACATCACATTATCTGAGTTAGCAGACTATTCCATCTTAGAAGATGAGAATGGAATCAATTACATCAGTATGCCAGGAACAGGTGTTGTTAAGTACAATGCTTCTGAATTGAAGACTGTTGCTGTTAGTACAAAAGCAACTAACTATCAAGACTTAATTGCATTGTAATTAGTTAATTAACAAGGGGATAGAGCAATCTATCTCCTTGTTTTTATACATAGGGTGGGCATATGATACATATATAGGGTTGGGCTTTTAAAAACACACTGATAATCAACACTTTAATGTAAGTGTGAGAATAGGTGTGTGACCATAGATAGGTTATCACAGTAAAAATATACATTCATCAATCATGCTATACAATTAAATATATATAGCATTAAATACACAATCACATGAACTTAATCAAACACCTTGCAAACATTTTTGCACTATGGACTATACCATATGTTATAGTCTTATTCTTTATGCTTATTACAGGATTTGCTTTCACTTATAGTGAAGCTGTACGTTCTGAGGTGTTCATTGTCGTGTCGTTCTTCTACAATGTATTATCATTCATTACATATGTAGCATTGGGACATGATGAGGAATTTGATTCCATTAAAGTATTTAAAACCAAGTAATTATGAAAAAGCAATTACCTACATTACTAGCATGGTTCTTTGCTACACTATTAATTATAGTGTTAATGTCATCATGCACAGTTATTAAGACTACATGTCCTTCAACAGATCCACAATTCTGGTACAAGCAAGCACATGTTAAACCACATTATTACAAGCGTTAGTATATTCTTTTAGTTATTAGCCTTTAGCGTACCAAAGGTAAGAATATACATTATTACAGGAGTTTATCTGTTCTACTTCATTGAATAGAGGCTTTATGGTGAGGCCAAACCATATCTTTTTACACAACACATTGATTATTAATCTATTAACACACATCGTTTATGAAAAAATTTGAATTACTACTTGGCATCTTTATGATTGTCATAACAACATCGTTGGATATACTATTTCCAATGATTGTTCCATTTAGTGCTAGTAATCTAGCATTGATATGTATATTATCTGCAATAGGATATATGACTGGCTATTTGCTAGTTGATAGTCATATCTGCAGAGTTGAAACACATTATTATGTCAAAGGATATAATGATGGATTAGAAGACGCACATTTAAATAAATAAAACAAATGAAACACACATTTTACAAAGAAAACGGATTATGGTATATTGATTTACCAGAGTTCTTAGAAGCAGGTTTAGGCACTACAGCTAATTTATTAATGGTAGATGGTGCTGATACATTCTTAGACTATTTATCTAATAATGGTAATAGAGTGTCTATTGAAATGGACGTAAAGCCATTTGATGGTCATACACATACATTAAACAAAATTGATATGGGTAAGAACCAATCATTATTAGATGCAATTGGTCATGCACCAGTTGATTACGGTGCGTATTACTCTGTACCTGAGCACAACAATCACCATTTGTGGTTGTGTCCTGTAACAGAATATGTATTTGGTGGAAACTATCCAGATAACATTTACATTCAAGTAGTACCAAGATTTAACCTAACTAAGAACCCACAATAATATAGCATTATGAAAGAAGTTATCGTATTAGGGGCAAAGATTATGCCCATGAATGAAATCATTGAACAGCTTGAAGAAGCAATAGCTGAATACAAGCTTGATGATTCTAATAAGAAGGCTGAAGGAGCAATTGTTTTATTCTCACAGATGTTTGCATTAAAATGTCTATTGGATAGAGGTGAATCTGTATCATCTATACTAGCAGGACTAGAAGGTGAAGATAGTTTACCAAGCATGTTAAAACGTATGTCTAAAAACTAACAATTAATAGTTATGAAAACAATACAACTAACTCCTCAAGAATTCTATATATTTAAAGTGGTAGCAAAGTTTAAATATAGGATACAAAGAATTAAACACACATCAGTCTTCATAGAGGCTGATACAAAAGATTTGGCTTTAATAGGTTATTAGATGTGTGTGTGTTGGTAAATATAGGGCTCAGCTTCCCCCAGCTGGGTCCTTATTTATTTGTTATTCATTATTAAAAATACGAATATGTTTATAAGAGCAAAACTAGTGTTTGAATCCTATCTACCTGAAGAACTACAACCAGGTATGTGGTTTAAACAACAAATCACAGACACAATATATGGTAAAAGATATACATATGATAGAATCTTTCAATTGTTTCACAAACCACAAGACCCAGATGCATATATAGCAGAAAATGGTTGTCCTGTTAATCCTATCATTGTGTCCATCACAGCTAATGCTGATGCAAGAGCAGAAGTGCTAGCTTATCCTTATCAAATAGGTTGGTGGGATGATGGACCTGATTCTGATGAGCTTAGAGATATAGAGCTCAAAGATATCAATACGATATTATCAGACTATGAAGGTGAATTGGATATAGAAGTGGTTGATGAAGCTATGGAAGATGATCTAGCTGTTCCTATAATATATATGGACAAGGTAACAATCAGATTACCATGGGATGAAGATGATTACTTGTATGAGCAAGATGATTATCCTGAAGACGAAGAAGATTGGGATGACATAGATGATTGGACTCATGATGAACCAGACACAGACAGTGCAGGTTTTACATCAGAAGATAGATGTCCAAGATATGATTCTGATCATGAGACAGAATAATCAAATTAATTAATCTCTAATTAAACCAATTATGAAAAAGGTATTAGATTTATTGTACAAAGACAAAGCTCCTGAAGACAGACCAAAGATATGTGTAATCAAAACAAAATCTACTGTCATGCCAGATGAGCAATTGACTTATGAACAATGGGCTGCTGAATACAGGGTTGGTATTGCTTGGTACAATAACGGATCAACAGATAACGCTCACAACATGATGAGTCTGTATGATGATGCAGCTATGTCTGAGCATATAAAGAACAAGAAATAAATAACAAATCTAGAAAACAAAAAGTCAAAACACAGAAAGCATGAAAATTCAAACTTTAACAAAAAACAGCAAACAGTCATTCTCTTATTTAGCAGGTATTAATAGACCTATTAATCCTTCTCAAGTGACTAAATTAGCAAATTCAGTAAACAAGATGGGCATCATTAGACCAGTTGTAATATCTGAGTTAGCATTTATTGATGGTAAGAAGAAACCATATATCATTGATGGTCAACACTTATTCAATGCATTGATTAGAAATAATATGGATATTCCATACGTATCAATTGATATAAAGGATAAAAAAGAGTTAGTAGAGAAGATTGCATTGTTAAATGCATCATCTAAAAACTGGGCAATGGTTGATTATGTAACAGCATGGGCATCATTAGTGCCTGATTATGTTAAGTTAAATCATTATTTCCAAGTGTATGATTTTGAAATCAGTTTTCTTGCAGGAGTATTATTAACTCTTCCAAGTGCTGATACAGGATCTGCAGGTAGAAAGATTAAATCAGGTGAGTTCAGAATCTCAAATGAGAAAGAGAATGTACAAATCCTTGATTATGTTACAGACATGTTAAAAGTTGTTCCTAGAATGAACAGATTTGAGAATAAATATGCTTGTTCAGAGTATGTTAAGTTCTTGAGAGTGACTAAAAACTATAATCACAAGAAGTTCATATCAAATCTAGAGAAGAACAAGAAACAGTTTGTAATGGCTACACATGAAGAAGGTAAATTGTCTGAATTGTTCACAAAATTAAAATAACAACACATGGCAACATTAATTTATTCCACTAGAATGCATTCAAGAGATAGTATTCTTACTTATGATCCAATGGCTGGTATAGATCATGCTATTGATAAGCTAATTGATACAGTATTTAACAGACCAACTACAGCTGCTGCAGCTAACAGATTGGTGATCCAAAATGGACGCTACATGTATACACCATCAAATGAGTATACAAAAGTTAAATCAAGATTTATCAGAGCAAAATTCAATAGATAATGATATATTTAGTTATCTTTGTTCTATTTTCAATCATCATTTGGATGTCCTATGAATTTCATAGGGCTCCAATGATGGATGAAGATGGTAACATCATCAACAAGAAAAAATAAGACTTTGGGGGTGTATTGGATTTGATCCACATGAGATGGGTAGTATCACATGCAAGCCTTGGAACAGGTAAACAAGTTCTAAACAATAACCGTAAAGAGTCAATCTGAGCGTGTTGCAGAAGGAGCTAGCATCATTGCTATGGCCTTCGCTTCTGAGGTAGCAGTAGCTGCCTAAGGCAACTGGGTGGTAACAACCTGGAAACAGAAAGTTACAAGAGTTTTCTCTGTAGTCATATAAACAGAGTGGTGGTAGAAAGCAGACCCTGCGATCCCATTACGGTGCAAATACTTGTCTTAACAGACGGATGGAGAAACAGAAGGATAAAAGTTACTAACCACACCCTTCAGTATTAGTACTAAGCATGTAAGAACGGTATTACGTATACTTGTGGAGACAGGGGTTCAACTCCCCTCACCTCCACCAATTTTAAACAATTAAACAAACACAAACATGGCAAAAAGTAAACTTCCAGCACTTAAAGATTTAAGTGGCTATTTCTTTATGGCAATCCAAGGTGAAAACATAGAAATCATAATGCATGATAATACACCTAGAAACGCAGCAATTGGTGCAGCATTGGCTACAGTAATGCAAGATGATGATAAGTTTTTTGATCTAATGAGTGCTGCATTATTAACAGTTATTGAAAGAAAAGAAAAAGATTCTAATTGGGAAAGAGTAAAATTTTCTCAAAAAGAGAAATCTATTTCTAAAAAGAGCAATATAGTGCCTAAGAAAACAGCATCTAAGCCTAAGAAATAAATATTAGATTTGGTAGTGTGAAATATATTTCATATATTTGTAGCATGAATCAATATTTAATATATGGACTTAGATGTCCCAAAACAGATGACTACAAATATATAGGTAAAAGTAGTTCAGGATTAGAAAGAGCCAAAGCTCATTTAACGTATTCACATAATGAATCAGTGAATCATTGGGTAGCTGAGTTAAGAGAGCAAGGTTTTTGTCCTTTAATAGATGTACTTGAAGAGTGTTTAGAAGAAGATTTGCAGATAAAAGAGCACTTCTGGATACAATATTATACAGCTAGAGGATGTAAGCTAATGAATTCTATATTCTATAGAGGTGCAGCGATAGAAAAACTTGAACAACAAGTTGCTGAAGCTCAGAAAGAATTAGATGCAACATTAAATAAAGTGCTTGACACTATTAATGAACTACGCACTATTAATGGCTTTATCAAACATATAAGAAAGACAAGAGGCTTAACACAGCAAGATTTATCAGAGATGGCTGGTATTACATCAAGAACATTAACTGATATTGAGCTAGGAAAAGGCAATCCTTCTTATGCTACTATTGAGAAGCTATTAGATATATTGGGATATAAATTAACACCAACATTAAAAAACTCAGTATAAATACTTAATGATACATTATTGTATTTAAGTAATTTTGTACAAAAACAAATAACCTATGAAAACAGCAATGCAAGAATTGATAGAAGATTTGTCAAATAATATGGTTATATCAATATTTGAAAGACTTGAAAGGGAAGGAATGTTTATTAAAGCACTTGAAAAAGAAAAAGAGCAGATAATAAATGCTTATGAAGATGGATATGAGGCTTGTGATATGGATGAAGTTATGGAAGTAAATAAAAAGCTAACAAGCGGAGATTTATATTACAATATGAATTATAACCAAAACAAATAACCTATGAAAACAGCAATGCAAGAACTAATTGAGTTATTAGAACTTAATACAACAAACGAGCCTTTACCACATTTGATTGATGTTATTAAAGAGGTTTATATTGAAAAAGAAAAAGAGCAGATACAAGAATGGTATGCAAAAGGTTGGGAAGAAGCTACAAAAATTGGTATTGAAGAATCACATAAATACCAAGATTTAATTAACCAAAACAAATAACCTATGAAATGTTATGTAGTAGTATCTTGCAGTATAAATGAAGGATATTATTTTAATAATTCTTATGTCTTTAAAAACAAAATGGATGCTGAAAAGTATATTGAACAATTAGACAGTGAAGATACTTTTGATATAGTAGAATTAAATTTTATTGATTAAAAACAAATAACCTATGAAATGGGAAATAACAAATAATAGACCAAACCTTGGTGATGTTAGATTCAAAACTAGATTTGCATTCCTTCCAACACGTGTTCTTAGCAAGTTAACAATGACTGATCATTGGATATGGTTAGAATTATATGTTGCTGAGCAAGTGTACTCTTCATGTAATGATGGATGGGACTATTGGGAAGAGTGGAAAACTGTAGCTAAAACAATACACATATGAGACAATTAATAATTGTGGCAATATGTATACTGATAATGTTTTACATTGCTGTGGGTGACAACAAACAGCTAGGTGAACAGCAACAGGTAATAGATTCACTACAGCAAGAACTATATATTACTAATATAAACCTTAGTAGATATGAAATGACTCTTGAGCTATTATCAGAACAAGATAGTTTATCTGCAGTAAAATTTGATAGTATATACACTAACGAAACAGAATAATGGCAACAAAAATAGAAAAACAGGTACAATTTAACGATTGGGCACGTAAATTTGCAGTGTCTTCACTATGGGACAATGAAAAGTTTGAGAACAAACAGTTCATAAGGCAATTAGATGAAGCAAGACCAATTTATGAAGCTAAACGAAATAAACGAAACTAATTATGAATATACTCATCTATGACATAGAAACCATGCAGGAGCTGTTTCTAGTTTGTATATATAATCCTGAGACACAGCAATGGCATGAATTCCAGGTGAGTAAGAATACAAACCAGATTGATGCATTTGTTAGGTTTACAGAAGATTACAAAGACTTCTATTGGGTAGGTTATAACAATCTACGCTTTGACAGTCAAGTAGTTGAGTGGATCATACGCACTCATCAAGATTGGCATGAATTAGGTGCATTAGAAGTAACTGCATTAATAGCTCAGAAAGCTGCAGATGTTATACATGATGCTAACTATGATGTATTCCCTGAATATAGAGAGGAATGGTTACACAACAAACAGATAGATTTATTCAGAGTGAACCACTATGATAACAAGAATCGTAGAGTGAGCCTGAAGAGACTAGAGTTTGAGATGGACCTAGAGAACATAGAAGAGATGCCTATACATCACACCAAGACAAACATGACAGATGAAGAAATTCAGCTGACTATTGAGTATTGTCGTAATGATATATATGCAACCTATGAGTTCTACAAAGTAACAACAGGTGATACAGATCATCCATTGTACAAGGGCAATAATCAAATAGAGCTCAGACAAGATATTGAAGAAGAGTTTGGTATACCATGTCTTAACTATTCTGATAGTAAGATTGGTGACGAGATGATTAAGAAATATTATTGTCAAGAGAAAGGTATACAATATGGTGATCTACCAAAGAAAGGATATTTTCGTAAGGAAGTGAAGGCCAAGAATTGTATAGCTGATTATGTAGCATTCCAGACACCAGAGCTGCAACAGTTCTTAAAACATGTACAAAAGCAAGTATTTACACTCACTGATGATTTTAAAGAGTCATTAGAATTCTATGATAATGTATATACGTTTGCCAAGGGTGGTTTACATACAGAAAACAAACCTAAAATATTTGAAGCTGATGAAGAAACTCTTATTGTGGATTGGGATGTCTCCTCTTATTATCCTGCTATTATTATTAACAACAATCGTTACCCTCAGCATTTGGGCCGTGAGTTTCTTAAGGGCTACAAGCAGATGTTTGAGAAAAGATTGGAACTTAAGCCTCTGGCTAAGAAAGATAAAAAGATTAAAGGTATTGTTGGTGCTCTCAAGCTTGCTGTTAATAGTGTGTACGGTAAATCTAGTGATATGCAGTCATGGATCTATGATAGACAACTTACTATGTTTACTACTATCACTGGCGAGCTTAGCTTGCTTATGCTTATTGAAGCTTATGAACTAGCTAGTATACATGTTATATCTGCAAATACAGACGGTGTAACTATCTCTGTAAAGCTTACGCATGTAGATAAGATGCATGAGATTAACAAATGGTGGATGGACATCACACAGTATGAACTAGAACGCACTGACTATTCTAAGATTATCTTCAGCACAGTTAATGACTATTTAGCAATTAAAACAGATGGAGAAATTAAAAAGAAAGGTGATTTTCTCACGGATTTTGAGCTGCATAAAAATAAGTCTGCTCGTATTGTTCCTATTGCTCTTGATAGATTTTATACAGAAGGTATACCTATTGATGAAACTATACGCAATCATAAAAACATTTATGATTTCTGTCTAAGACAGAAGGCTAGTAAAGACTTTCATTATGAAGGTGTAGCTGGTACTAAGAGAACAGTGTACAATAAGCTTATTCGTTATTATGTATCCAAAACAGGTGAGAAATTACTAAAAGTAAAGAATCCTGAATGTACTTCTAATGCTGCTGACGTATCTCAAGTGGAAGCAGGTGAATGGGTGATGCATGTATGTAATCATCTAACACCAGATCATCCTCTAGATAACATTAACCACGCTTATTATATAGAGCGTGCTGAACGCATAGTTAGTAAGATACAGTTTGAAGGTAAGAAACGTAAAATTATTGTTAATCCTAATCAAATGAGTTTATTCTAATGGCAAAGATTAATAGAGAAAACATAGCTGACCACTTGGTAGACTACCAATTATATATGATTGGTAAGTCTATACAAGAGGCTCATATGACAAAAGAATGGTATAGTAAATGGACTATGACAGAGGAACAGCATGAAGAATTCAAAGCTTATGCTATTCCTTTAATTAAAAAGGTATTTAAATGCAACAAAGCAAGAGCAGAAGCTACCTTTGGCTGGTTTGATTTACAATTTGGATTACGCATAAAAGGTTAAGCATGTCTGAACAAAAATATATAATAAGACCTGTTCAAGTGGGACAAAGATCACATCTTGGTAAAAGAATGATTAACTGGTGGATATTCACCATGGTTCCTAAAAAGAAGAAACACAGCGGTCCATATTATTCTAGATGGGACGCACAACAACAATTAGATCAAATTTTAAACAAATAATTATGGCTTATTCAACATGTTGTGGGGCATACTCTCGTATGCCTGAGATAGACATTTGTCCAGACTGTATGGACCATTGCGATTGGGAAGATGAGACAGATGATGAACCATCTGATGATCAAATCAATAACAATCATAGAACAGAGGGAGGGATTTCATTTTCAACACCTGCTTGGAATGGCAGATAAAAACAATTAATTATGGGAGCAACACAATTTAAAGTAAGAAGCACTGGCAGAACAGCAGCAGAAGCATACAAAAGAGCTTGTGAAGAAGCTGAAGAAGAATATGGTCATCAAGATGGTTACAATGGTACCATTAGTACTACTACTGGATTCAGAGATGAAACAGAAGCATATAAGAAAAGTAAGTTCAAAGATGTGTCTTCTTACATATATGATAGATTTGATAGTCATAGCATGGGCAAACGTGATTGTTCAGCTATATGTGTTGTACCACCTATAGGTAATAAGAACAAGACCAAGTCTCAAGTGGAGCACATTGTTACACCAGGTACCAAGAAATGGGTACTTTATTATGTAGTGTACAATGGTTACAATGATCAGATGATTGCATCTTGTTCTACTAAAGGTGAAGCTGTCAAGAAAGCTAGAGAATATACAGAAAAGCATCAAACTCCTACAAACATATGCATGGAGAAAGGGCTTGAAAAAGGCAATAGAACAGTAGCTAGAATCACATATAAAAAAGCACCAACAGAAAGAAACGGTGAGTGGATTTTCTTTGGTTATGCAGCAGAATAATTATGCAAGGAAGAAAAGTAACAACAAAAGATATAAGAAGTAACAAGTTACCAAGCAAAAATATATTAAATACTACACTAGTTACACAAGTTGAAGTTATAGAGAACGGAGTTGTTAAATACTATAACTGGGACGGCAGATGTAAAGTGTATGCAATGGTTGAAGACACAGGAAAGACATTACGATTATATATAAACCATAAAAATAGAACAGATGAGCAAATTACAGGTGTTGTACTTTAGTGCACCATGGTGTGGACCATGTAAAATGTTTAAACCAGCATTCAACGAGACAGTTGAAAAGTTTGATGATATTGATGTACAACAGATTAACGTTGATGATAATCAAGAATTATCTAAGGATCATGCAGTTAGGAGTATTCCTACAGTTATAATGATTAAGGATAGTAAGGAAGTATTTAGAAACGTTGGTGTAATGCCAAAAAGTCAATTAGAATCATTAATCAAAACCCATAAATAACATGCCAGATATTTCAATGTGCAAAGGTGGTTCTTGTCCATTAAGACTGAACTGCCACAGATATACAGCAACAGCTGAGCCATTAGGTCAATCATATTTTCAAGATCCTCCATATAAAATGGACTTTATGTTTAGTGAGCATTTTAACAGTTTTGGTGTTGTGACCACAGCATGTCCTTTCTTTTGGAACAATAAAGACTATGAAAATGAAAGACCAAAGTTTGAAAATAAATGAGGATTGGGAGCGTGAAGCACTCAAAGATTTCATATATTTGCATGAGGAAAAGCAGATAATTGCTGAAGAAATCCAACAGGAAATTAACAGAAAACCTGCTAAAATAACAGTTGTTGACAAAGACAATATATTAGACAAACAACATGAATATCACAGTAACACATTACCATTTTGAGGAGATTATTAAAGCTGGCTATACGCTAGATATGATTTATTTCCTTAAACTTGTGGAAGAAGGTGTTGATGTGGAAAGTATGTGCTCAGATCCAAAACTACAAATGCTTTGCCAGACAGTGAGAAGAAAGGGGCTATTATCAGAATCTTTCAAGCTCACTGTCATTGGTAAATCTGTATTAGGATTTCTAGATGAAGATGGTACACCAGAAACTAAATTAGTTAAGCAGAAAAAGAACGCTAATGATTTTGATGAGTGGTGGAAAGCTTATCCAGGTACTGACACATTCACACACAAAGGACAATCTTTCACAGGTACTAGAAGCATGCGTGTAAAGAAAGATGACTGTAAGGTCAAGCTTTACAACATTCTATCTGAAGGTGAATACACTATCAAAGAAATGATAGCAGCTTTAGAATACGAAGTGCTTCAAAAGAAAGAGAATTCTGTAAAGACAAAGACCAATAGGTTGACATTTATGCAGAATAGTCTCACGTATCTAAATCAAAGAACATTTGAACCCTTCATTGAATTGATTAGAGAAGGTAAAACGGTGGTTGAAGAACCAGTAGTAAGAGGAGGCACAGATATATGAAAATTATCAGACAAAGAACCAAAACTCTTGTTACAAGAGATAATGGTAGAAGTTCAGATGCTGTCACTCCAAACTTTGTATATGGTTGCTTAGGTGGATGTATGTCTTCTTATTGTTATGTAGGTAGATACAATAATGATAAAGTGTATCTAAATGAGAACACAGATGACATAATACAATCTATGGAACTATGGCTAGTTAAACAACCAGATGTAAAGATTCCTAATCAATGTGATGATAAATACTACACGCTTGATATAGGCTGTAGTACAGATGTACCATTGATGTCCAAGCATTACAATTGGCAAGTGGTATTTGATTTCTTTAATACTCATCCAAAAGCCAAAAGCACCTTTGCCACTAAGTATCCTACAATGTTTAGACCAGAGAGATACACTCTGAACAAAGACAAGAATAGGATTAGAGTGAGTTTGATGCCTCAGAAGTATTCTGATATATTAGAACCTAACACAGACTCTATATCAGATCGCATACAATCTATACCAAATCTGCAGAATTATATGGAAGTGCATATAAACTATAGCCCTATTATATATGAAGAGGGATGGTTAGATGAGTATAGAAAGCTATTTCAAGAGGTGAAGGACGCAGGTATTGATGTTAAATGTGAATGTATATTCTTAACACACAATGTTCATCAGCATGCACGTAACAGTGATGCTGTACAAGAGTTGTTGTGGAAGCCAGATATACAGGAAGCAAAAGATTCAAGCTATGCTGCAGATAATATACGCTATAAATGGCAATTGAAAAGAAATATGGTAGAACAGTTCAAAGAGTTGTATTCAGAATTCTTTGATGTATCAAATATACGTTACATATTTTAAACAAAAATTATGAGTTTTGAAGATTTAAAGAAAGCAGTTCAAGAAGGTTTAGACGGTAGGAATAATGGTATTCCTATGGGCTTTAACAGATTGAACAGATATATAGGCATTAGAAAGTCTATGTATACATTAGTGGGCGGACTAACTGGTTCTGGTAAAACATCATTCATTGATGATGCATATGTCCTTAATCCATTTGATTGGTATATAAGCAAGGAGAATAAAACCAACATTAAGTTAAAGATTATCTATAGATCCATGGAGCGTAGCAGAACATATAAGTTTGCTAAGTGGGTGAGTCGTAAGATATTTCTTGATCAAGGTGTAATCATTCCTGTTAATAAACTATTAGGTTGGACAGACAAGATGACTCATGATGAACATGATTTGTTTCTGATGTATGAAGACTACATGGGAGAGATGAATGAAGTGATGACTATCATAGATGGACCAGAGAATGCTGTAGGTATTGCTAAAGATTTAAAGACTCATGCTTTGGCTAATGGTACAATAGAACAAATGGATCAATACAATAAGAAATACATTCCTAATAATGAGAATGAAATAACTATTGTTGTTATTGATCATATTGGTCTATTGAAAGTTACCAAAGACCAACCAACTAAAAAGCAAGCTATTGATAAGATGTCTGATGAGCTGAGATATGCTCGTGACATGTATGGATATAGTCCTGTAGTGGTTAGTCAGTTTAACCGTGACATTTCAAATCAAATGAGATTGAAGAATGGTGACGTTGAACCAAGACTAGAGGATTTTAAAGAATCAAGTTCTACTCAGGATGATGCTGATGTTGTATTAGCATTGTTTGACCCTATGAGATATAAAGTGGCAGATCCATCTGGTTATGATTTAAACAGACTAGTAGATGATTATGGTGCAAAGTATTTCAGATCACTGAGACTAATTAAGAATAGTTACGGTGAGGATGATGTAAGAATAGGCTTAGGTTTCCTAGGTCAAATTGGTATGTTTAAAGAACTACCAAGACAGAGAGATATGACTGAAGATGATTATAGGTCTGTATTAAATAAAACGTATTTCCTAAACAAATAAAACATGAGAATAACAAGCAATGTGTACAACACATTACCAAGTAAAGAAAGTCATTGGTGGCAGGTGGTCCTGATACCAACGATTGCTATTATGAATAACATTCAAGAGTTTGACCCATACATAGCAATTAATATAGAATGGTTATTTTGGTCACATACAATTATTATAAATTATGGCAACCCTCCAGAAGAACCAGAGTCCTACTTTAAGGAATAAAAGACAGCAAGAATTTGCTGATATATGGTTGAATCATGGAATGTTTGGTATCCTTAATCTATGTCCTAGATTTGGTAAGATATACACTACCATCAATATTCTAGAGAAATTAGATAAGAACATTAATATCCTGATAGCATATCCTGACTTAAAGATCAAAGCATCTTGGGAAGAGGATTTCAAAGCTAGAAAGTACAAGAATCCTAATATCACTTATACTACGCACTTATCCATTAAAAAGCACACAGGTGGCTTTTATGACTTAGTTGTGCTTGATGAGATACATTTACTCTCTGAAGCACAAATAGAGGCTGTAAAAGAGCTTACGTGCACAAAGGTGCTTGGTTTAACTGGTACATTGTCTAGCTGGACTGAGAAAACACTCAGAGAAGAGCTTGACTTAACTGTATTAGCTGAATATCCTATTGAACAGGCTATTGAAGAAGGTGTTATTGTAGACTATCAAATCACCGTGGTTACCACTCCTTTGGATGATGTAATAAAACGTAACTATAAGGGTAAATGGAAGACTGAGAAGAAGCAATTTGATGCATATGGATGGGTAATAGATCAAATGGAAAGACAGGGTAAGGCAACTATGTTCTTACGTCTAGCCAGAATGAGAATAATCCAGAACAGTGTGGCCAAATTGAATCTTACCAAAAGGATTCTAGATAAGTACAAGGATGAGCGTATTTTGGTGTTCTGTGGTGTAACAGCTATAGCAGATGAACTAGGTATACCTGTATATCATAGCAAAGCAGGAGACAAACAAGTCTTTGAAGACTTTGCTTCTGGTAAGGGTAATCACCTGGCTGTTGTAAAGATTGGAAACACTGGTGTAACATATAAACCACTCAACCGTGTGATTATCAATTACTTTGATAGTAATGGTGAAAACCTAGCCCAAAAGATTAATAGATGTATGGCTATGGAATACAACAATCCAGAGAAGAAAGCACAAATATATATAGTGTGCTCTACAGAAGATGTAGAAAAGAAATGGCTCAACAAAGCGTTAGAGTTCTTTGACAAAAACAAAATTAAATACGTATGATACTAGAATTATTTGAAGAAAGTAGACCTGATACAGGTACAATGTATGTAGTGAGAGCTGATGGTTCAAGTCTTAAATGGTTTTCAAGAAAAGAAGACGCAGAGAAGTTTTATGATGAGATTTTAGCTAATCCAAGCGTACTAGAACCTACTAAAATTATTTTGAAAAGTGATGAAATTAATGTACCTTTGATAGAACAAAACAGTTAAAAACATGGCAAGTAAATTAATTGGGATTGTGGGTCCCACTGGAACAGGAAAGTCCACATCAATCAAACATTTAGATCCAAAAGAGACGTACATCATTAACGTTGCTAAGAAAGAATTACCTTTCAAAGGAGCAGAGAAGTTGTACAATTTGGAGAACAAGAATTACAAAGAGGTAGATGATGCTGTAGAAATCACAAAGTTATTACGAGTGATTTCAGAGAAAGCTCCTCACATCAAGAACATCATTATTGAAGACTCTAATTACATTATGGGTTTCAATATTGTATCTAAAGCTGACCAAGTTGGTTTTACTAAGTTTAGCTTAATGGCTAAGGATATGGTAGAACTATTCAGAGAAGCTCGTAAGTTACGTGATGACTTGAAGATATTCTATTTTACACACCCAGAGACTATTGAAGATTCTGGTGAGATTATAGGATATAAGATTAAAACCGCTGGTAAGTTAATTGACAATCAAATTGTATTAGAGGGATTATTAACAATCTGCTTGTATACACATGTTGATGAGTCAAAAGATGGTACTGCTACCTATAGTTTTGTAACTAACAGATTCAAGAAGTACCCAGCTAAGAGTCCAGATGGTATGTTTGCTGACATCAAGATTCCAAATAATTTACAGACAGTAGTAGACACAATTGACGAGTATTATAATTAATCATAAACAAAAACGTAGAAAACATGAGTAACATTGGAGGCAAAAAAAGAGAACAACAACAGTTTGATGGAAAAGACTTTGCTAAAAAAGTAGGCTTATTTGAAGCTGAAGTAGTAGCAATCAATCCAACAACAGAAGAGTACAAGGACATTTTAGGAATGGACTTGAAAGAAGACAGTAAAGCAACTGAGTATCTAAGTAAGAACCAAGATGGTAATACTATCTTACGTGTAGATGTTTGGTTGGAAGAAATCAAGAACAAAGATAAGTTCAAGGTGACTTTCTTCTTAGAAAACAAAGAGAAAGAGAACAAGGATGGTACCAAGAAGCAGTATATCAATTCTGTAGGTATGTGTACTTGGTCTGATGATGAAAACAACTTACCTTCATGGTTCTCTGGTAGAGAATACCGTGTAGCATATGTAGGTGAAGAGGATTTATATAACTTCTTACGTACATGGTTAGGTAACTTGGATTTACGTGATGCTGAATCTACATTACAGATTGAGTGGTCTAAATTGATGAAGGGTAACACCAAAGATTTAAGAGCTCAAGTTGGTGGTGAATTTGCTACGAATGTAGTAGCATTAGCAGCTATCAAAACTGTAGAGAAAGAAGATGGTCCTAAAGAGTATCAAACAATTTACAATAAAGCATTCTTACCAGCTTATGCATTAAAGAACTTTAGATTGATCAATTATGGTGATGCAGATGTTCAAAAGACATTGCGTGCTAAGAAGTCTAAAGAGTTAAAACCTCATGAGCGTTTTGTAATCAATGTAACAGGTGAATATGGTTGTAGAGATTTCTATACACTAAAAGACTTGAAAGATTATAATGCTGATGATAATTTAGTAGCATCTGATAAGGTGATTGCTGAAGACGATAGTGATTATTAATAGTGTGTTTTGTCCATTGAGAGCCTCACAGAAATGTGGGGCTTTTTCATTAAATTTGAATCATGATTAAAGGAGTAAAAAAGACAAAATTGTCTATAGAAGCAGTGTTGAGCAAGATATCTGAGTATGATATATTTAGATTCTATATGCCAGATCATGATTGGAAACTTAATAGGGTTACATATTCTCCTTTTAGGAAAGAGAATAATCCATCGTTTGTTATTGGTAATAAACTTGGTTACATATCATTCATAGACTTTGCTGATACAAGCTTGAGAGGTGACTGTTTTAACTTTGTACAAAAGCTGTATAATTTACCAAACATGATAGATGTACTAAAACTCATAGATAAAGACTTTGGGTTGGGCATCAGTACAGGTAAATCAACAGAAGAGTATAAGAAGATAGTATCTGAATACAAGCAGCCTGAGATAGAGAAGAGATATTCTATCATCCAGGTGAGTACCAGGAAGTTTACTAATAAGGAGCTTGAGTATTGGAATCAGTATCATATAGATATCCAAGACCTTAGAGATAATAATATATATGCAGTGAAAAACGTGTTCTTGAACAAGAGCAAGTTTGCCATCCCAGATAATGAATTTACATTTGGTTATCTGTATGAGGGACAGTATTGGAAGATTTATAGACCTTTTGGAGACAAGAAGCATAAATGGATTCCTAATAATGTTCCTATTACATGCATGGATGGTAAAGAAGATATAGTTAACTGCAGTGTAGCATTTATCAACAAGAGTAAGAAGGACTATATGGTGATGAAGAAAGTATTCCCATGTAGCTGTGCTGTACAGAATGAAGGTATAGGATGTTTCTCACATGAGAATGTAGAATATCTAAAAGCTAACTCTGACAGACAGATATTAAGTTTTGATAGTGATGTTACTGGTGTAACCAATTCTCAACAGATAACTAAGTTATTTGATTTTGGTTATGCTAACGTCCCACGTAAGTATTTAGCTGAAGGGATAAAAGATTGGGCAGATCTTGCAAAAGTCCATGGATTAGAAACAATTGAACAGTATTTAAAACAAAAACAGTTATTATAATGGAAATTTATAACACAACAAAAGAGTTAATTCTCAACGCACCAGTTCCTGCACAGACAAGAACTTATAAGCCTGTTTCACATGGTCAATTAGTAGACCTTACATTAGATGGTATTTTGAAAGCTGGTTTCATATTAGATAAAGAAACATATTCAGCAGCTGCAGATGGTCAAATTGCTAATGGTAGATTCTCTATCAGAAACGTAGCAGATAGTGAGATGCAATTACAGATTGGTTGGCAGAATAGCTACAACAAGCAACTTACATTAAAGTTTGCTATTGGTACACGCATATTAGTATGTTCTAATGGTTGTGTGTCTGGTGATTATGGTGCATTCAAGAAGAAACACGTTGGTGAGATTCAATCATTCACACCACAGGCTATTGGAGATTACATCAAGACAGCTGCAGATTCATTCAAGTTAATGCAAACTCAAAGAGAAGCAATGAAGCAAGTGGAAATCACTAAGCGTACAAAAGCTGAGCTAATTGGTAGAATGATTATTGAAGAGCAGTTTATTCAGTCTACACAGCTGAATATCATCAGCAGAGAGTTAAAAGCTCCTACGCATGATTACGGTGCTCCAGATAGTTTATGGGAGTTGTACAATTATACAACATTTGCTATGAAGGAAGTACATCCAGGATTATGGATGGAAAACCATATTAGTGCACATAAATTCTTTGTTGACGCTACAGGAACATTAATGACTTCTACAGGAGCATCAGCAGAACAAATCATGTCTGTTAGTGTAGAAACTGAAGAAGAACATTTTAGACAATTATCAATATTTTAATATGAATTGGGAAAAATTTAAAGATCAGTTTCATGAGAGTTGGCACTTGAAGATGAAACCGTTTATTGAGAGCGAAGCTTGTGATAACATCTATAAATTTCTTAAGTCAGAGAGTCAGAGGGGCAAGAAAATTGCTCCTCTTTCTTCTAATGTCTATAGATGTTTTAAAGAGACCTCACTAGATGAGCTAAAAGTTGTTATAGTAGGTATGGCTCCATATCATACACTAAAACAGGGCTCTCCTGTAGCAGACGGATTACTAATGGGTTGTTCTACCACTGGTGTATTACAGCCATCATTAGAACAGTTTTACAATGCTATTGAGAGAGAAGTGTATAATGGACTATGTCTTCATTGTGAGAAACCTGCAGATGTTAGCTATCTAGCTCATCAGGGTGTATTGATGTTTAATGCATCACTAACCACTGAGATAAACAAAGCAGGCTCTCATTTAGAGATATGGGAACCATTCACTAAATATGTACTAGAAGAGATAATATCTCCAACCATGGTGCCTATAGTATTCCTAGGTAAGGATGCAGCTAAATATGCTAGATATACAAGTCCTTTTGCATATTCATTTGTAACAACACATCCTGCGTCAGCTAGCTATAAGAACACAGAATGGGAGTCTGGTGATGTATTCAGAATGGTTAACAAAGTAATTAAAGACAACAATAATTTTCAAATTGAATGGTTAGATGGTACACCATTTTAAACAAAAACAATTATGTATACAGTTAAACACGGTGGAGATGTCCAAAAAGGAGATCTAATAGCAATTGCTAATGGTAATGATTTTAGTATTGGTATTTATTATGGACAAGGTAGAGGCACAGTTCAATATTTTATGCCCCACGGAGTGATAAGCTCTAGAAATTGGTGGGAACAAGCACAAACAGATAGTGGATATGACAGTTATAAAAAACCTTGGGCATTAAATAGAATATGGAAATGTTACATAAATTCTCCAAGAGACACCAGGATTATGAAATTAAACAGAGAAAACATTACAGATCCAAAAGAAATAGAAACAATAGAAAAAGCAAAAGAAATATTACAAGAATTTAAAATTGAAGTAAACTTTTAATTATGATCCTAGAAAAACAAACAGAAGCACACATCCTCCAAGAAGGAGAATCACAGGACACTGTGAAAATGTCACTAGACTTAGATTCTGCTCAAGTATTGATGCAGATGTTAAGTAAGAATCTCTATTCAGATTCAATAGGCTCTACTATCAGAGAATGTGCATCTAATGCACTAGATAGTCACAGAAGAGCTGGGAGTGACAAGCCTATCATTGTTTCATTTAAGAGAAACAACCAGGCAGATACATATGAATTTGCTGTTGAAGACTTTGGTATTGGTTTAGATGCAGATGATGTAGTTAACATTATCAGCAAGTACGGTAAATCAACCAAGCGTGACAGTAATACGGAGTTAGGTATGATGGGTTTAGGTTTCAAAGCCCCACTAGCTTACAGTTCTAGCTTTTATTTTGTAGCTAGAAAGAATGGTATGGAACGTAAGTACATGATGTATGAAGGTGAAGATACTAATAGTATTGACCTTTTATATGAGAAGCCAACTACAGAAGGTAATGGTGTAAAGGTGATTGTACCTGTAAACTATTATGATAGATACAACTTCACTCAGAAGATTAAAGAGCAATTAGCTTATTTTGAGAATGTTTACTTTGATGTAGATCAATCTATTGGTCACTCTGTATCTAATGATTTTGTAATCTATAGAGCTGAACACTTTCAGTTCTCTAGTATGGCAACTAATAACAGCATGCACTTATGTTTGGACAATGTTAGTTATCCAATTGACTGGGAGAAACTTGGTATTGATAGAATCAATATTAAGATAGCACTACGCTTTAGTCTCAGTGATGGATTGTTTCCTACACCAAATAGAGAGGCTATCAGATATACACAAGAAGCTAAGCAAGTTATCCTTAAGAAGATAGCTCAGGTAGCAGATGTATTCATGGAGAAGTTCAATGAGTCAATCTCTGATAACGCTAACATTGATGCTGTTATGAGTTTCTATGGAGAGAGATACAGATATCTACCAAGCTTTTATAGAAAAGATGAAGATAAAGTTCAGATTGATGAGCTTATCAAGCATGCTACAATTCCTATGAAGCAGCCTAAAATGGAAGGTATAGAGTTATTAGATCTACAAAGAATGGCTGAGAAGAATAAAGAATATATATTGTCTGAATATCAAATCAAATATAGATATCAGGGAAATAGATTCAACAATGCCAAAAACTATTGGACTACTAACTTGAGACTTCAGGACTTGAATTCTTATAATTCTGGTAAAGTTTATGTGTTCTCTGATAGATTGACTAAAACTAAGCAGGATTACATGAGAAGTTTGCTTGGAGATAACAGTAAATGTCACTTATTTGTAAAGAAAGATAAGCCTTTCACACTAATGAATGGTGAAGAAATTGATTACAATAAGTATTATCATTCTGTATTAGGTCTTAAGAACTA